GACGCCACGTTGCGTCTGGCTGCCGACGCAACGTGGCGTCTACACGTTCCGGCTTATCACCAGCGACCACCGGATGGTCGAAGCGCCGGAGGGCATCGGCGCGCCTGGCGACGCCGCGCGGTGGAGCGTCGATAGCGTCACCGATTATAATGTGTTCGCGTGGCTCAACGCGCGCACCGTGACGGTAGATCCCGCCGAGCTACAGGCTGAAATCGAAGGGCTGTTCAGGACGTACATGTGGTATCCGCACGAGGACGCGTACAAGGTGCTATCGTTGTGGGTCATGGCGTCCTACGTGTTCATGCTCTATGATTGCTGCGCCTACCTCGCCATGACGGGCACGAAGCGCGCCGGCAAGACACGAACCTTAGAGCTTATCGAACACTTGGCGTGGAACGCGCTTAAAGTGTCGTCCTTCTCCGCCAGCTATCTCTTCCGCGCCGTCGCCGCCGGTCGGAACACGTTGCTGTTCGACGAATCGGACATTCTCAGTGCGGCCGCCCGCGGCGGCCAGGAAGTGGACGAGCGCCTGGCCGTCGTGCTGGACGGCTACCGCCGGTCGGGCAAGACTGGACGCGTCGAGGGCGAGAACAACACACCACGCACGTACCCTACCTATAGTCCTAAAGCCTTCGCCTCAATGTTCGGCCTTCCCGACATGGTGACGGATCGCGCCATCATGATCGAGGTACTGCGGCGGACATCCGATACTCCTATCACCAGTCTTGTCACTGCCGAGATCGCCCCTGCATGTCAAGTATTGCGCAACCAGCTTTACTGCTTCGCCTTGGAGAATACGGCACAGCTAAATACGTTGCGCCAGACAGTCACGTCAGCGGCTACTGAGTTATTCGACCGTGAGTTCGAGATATGGCAGCCGTTACTGAGCATCGCGGTGTTGTGCGGCGGCGACGTTTACAAGTGCGCGCTTGGCTATGCGCACGCCAGCCACGCCTCAAAGAAGGCGGCAGAACGTGAAACCTCTATGACCAGCGCCGCCATCCTGACGTGTCAGCGCCTGCTCATTGAGGAGGAGCCGGATCTTTTGGACGCGCAAGGCAAGTGGTACGCGCGGGCGCGCATCCGGCGGCGGGTGGCCGAAATCATGGAGCGCGATGAAGAGCAAGTGCGCCCTGAGCGCATCCGCATGGAACTGATCAAGACGGGTATCCTTTCCACATCTGGAACCTCAGTAAAACAGATTTGGTCCGGCACAAGTCGCGGGCAGCGCATCTACTGTTTAAACCCAGACCTGGTGATGAAAGCCGCTCAGAGGTTCGACGTGACAGAAATTGGAACAATATTCAGTGATGTATAGGGACGTGTCAGCTTTAAGTCGAGGCACAAACCCACGTCATCAGCCAAATGCTTCGTCGGCGCAATGTATGCAACTACTTCCGTAGCGTGTATAATGCGGTCGCGGCGTGGTTTTGATGGTCGTGCTTCGTCTGCATTGCCCTGTAGGGGCGACCAGGAAATTTTCCTGGCGGGCCTAATTATAGTGAAAGGTCGTTAGACGATGTTTCGCGTCACAGAAAAGTACCCCTCCCTCTCCAGGAGACGTTGCAGACGAAGCACGACCATCAAAGCCGCGTTGTGACTGTATTAAACGTGCTACGGAAGATAATGCAGGCATTGCTTGGCGAAGCATTGGCGGAAACGCAGGCGGTGCATGGAACAGAAGCCTATTTTAGGCACCCCGGCGGTTTACAGTTACTGGGCATCGTGCAGGAGTTCCCACTGAACTCCTACAGGAGTTATATTGTGACTATGCAGGCGTGCATAAACCGCAGATGGGAGGTGCTTCCAGTGGAATTCCCAGGTGGCACTGGCGGGCGGTGGTGCTCGAACGTTCCGGCAATCCTGGCCATTGACCCCGGTAAGACGACGGGGTGGGCACGGTATCCGCTCTACCCGGATGCCAGGGTACTGCCGTCGGTTGGTGAATGGTGCAGCGCCCCTGATCTTACGGGGCAGTTGTGCACCGTCGCGGCAGAGCTTCTTAAATTCCCTGCTCCCTATTACCTGTACGTCGTCGTCGTCGAAGACTTCCGGCTGCACCCTTGGAAGGCAGCGGCGCTGTCCTGGAGCGACATGCCTGCGCCCCAGGTCATCGGCTACGTCAAGGTGCTGTGCGCTACACAGAACGTGTCACCGCCGGTGATGCAACAGCCTTCCGCGAAGGCGGCCGTTCCCAACGCGCTGCTGAAACGTCTTGGCTGGTACGCCTGCACCCGCGGCAAGCCGCACGCGCGCGACGCGCTGCGGCACCTGGTGTACTACATCATGAAGCATAGCCCGGCGGAGTTCGTGAAGCTCCTGGACCAAGTGGGAGGTGAAACCGCGTGATCAAGGCACTATCATGGAAGGACAACAAGGTGCTCGACGAGTTCCAGCGCCAGTACACGCGGACACGCCGTCCGGTGGCGCCGTCAACCGTCGCCGCGGCTCTGGGGAAAGCGTCGGGCCGGCGGTATACTACAGCGTCCCTCGCGGCGAACATCGAACGCCTGCACGCAAACGGGATGCTCAAAGCAGTACTGTTGAAGCGTCCGTTGGGCGGCCACCACTACATTCCGGTCGTGGGGGTGTGAAACGGCGTGGACCCCGATAAGTGCAAGAACGAGAGTTGCATCTGTAGAAGCTGTACTTCTATCACATACAGTGAACATCGCTGTAGAGAGTGGTGCCGTAAGTTTTGCTCAGCTATACACCCCGATCCCCGTCACCGTTGCCCTTACTGGCACGAGCAGAGTGCCGCGCGGCAAAATGTCATCAAAAATGTGTGCTTGGCGCCTAACACTACGTCCCAGTCGGGAGGGGGTAAAGTAGCCGTGAAGCAGCAGCTGGCGAACATGCGGACGTGCTACGACTGCGCCTTGTGGAGTACCTGCCCAAAGCAGGACGCCGCGATGGGCACTTGGCAGGCCGCCTGGAGATTGCAGGAACGTTGCCCTAAAGGCGTGCAGCTGGTCGTCGCCGTAATCTGCAAAGACGCCGTACCCGCGCCGGGTTACAGGCGGCGAAGCCCCGAGTGGATTTGGGGCCATGACGAACGGGAGGTGCACAATGGCGATCAGAATAATGCGGACGACGGGACGCATGGCGCAGGCGGCGGGGGAAGCGTGTGAAAGCTGCGGCCTGGCCGACTGCCTGTACGTACCCGGCTGCGGGCCGCCAGCCGCCCGCGTGGTCATCGTCGGGGAAGCGCCGGGCGATGTCGAGGCCGCACGTGGCGTACCGTTTGTCGGCCCGGCAGGCCGCCTGCTTGACCAGATACTGGCTGAGGTCGGCATCGACCGCGAGGAGTGCTACGTCACGAATGCTTGCCTCTGCCGGCCGCGGACGCCCGAGGGAGTGCACCGCGCCCCCACAGACGACGAGATCGCGTGCTGCCGCGACCGGCTCCTCGACGAAGTGGCCGGCAGGGCGCCGGACCTTGTTATCCTGTGCGGCGCAACGCCGCTAAAGGCAGTGCTGGGCAAGGGCAAAATCAGCGACGAAAACGGGCTGGTCCAGTGGTGCGAGGACGTGAAGGCCCACGTCATGCCGGTCTTCCATCCCAGCGCGGCGCTGCACAAGCCGGGCTATTACATTGACATCGTTAAGGCTTTCCGCAAGGCGGCGCAGGTGTTGCATAACCCGTCGTCGGTACGCGTCGGCGCGCCTGGCGTCGAGCGGTACATCCTAGAGACGCGCGACGACGTGGACGCGCTATGCGCCCGCCTGGCGGAGTTCACCCGCGTAACCATCGACGAGGAGCACGGTAGCCAAGGACAGCTGCTGTGCTTGGGCCTTTCCTACCACCCCGGCACCGCGGTCGTCCTGCCCCGGCACCTGTGCGAAGACCGCTACTGCTTGACGCGCCTTGATGAAGCCCTGGCCAGGATGCAGGTGGTCGGTCAGAACATCAAGTCCGACCTGAAGACGCTTTGGCGGCACGGTATGCCCCGCCTGACGACCGGCGGCGACCTCCTCCTGGCACATTACCTGTACTCCGGGATGCCAGGTGATCACGACCTGGAGAGCATCCTGGTCGAGCTTTTAAACGTGCCGCCGTACAAGCACATGGTGGCACGACATGTAAAGTGTATGGAGGAGTGTCCACCCGCCCTACTGCACGAGTATAACGGCTATGACGCCGCGTACACGCACCTGGCATTCCTCGACATCGAACAACGGCTGACGCCGGAGGAGCGCGCCTTCCTGGAAGGGATGCTGTACCCCGCCAGCGATGCGCTGGCGCGGATGGAGTATGTCGGTGTCCTCGTCGATGTTGCCCGGTGCGCTGAGGTTGAGGCGACGCTATCCACTCAAATTGCGGCGGCGAAGACGCAGATGTACGCCGCAGCGGGCGGCGAGTTCAACCCTAACTACTGGAAAGATGTCTGCAACGTGCTATATGGGGTGCTCGGACTGCCCCTCGCACCGCGTGGGAAGATGTCGTCCGATGAGGAGAACCTGACCCGGCTGGCTGAAACCACCGATAGCCCGGTGCCCGGACTGGTCCTGGAGTACCGCAAGTTGAGCAAGCTCTACGGCACTTACGTGCAAAAGCTGCCGTCGCTCTTGGACAGCGCAAACCGGCTGCACACAACCTATAACCTCAACACGACGCGAACGGGTCGCTTGTCTTCTAAAGAGCCTAACCTCCAGAACATCCCACATGGCAGCACCATCCATCAACTGTACGTGCCGTCGCCCGGCTACGTCATGGTTCAAGGCGACCTGTCCCAAGCTGAGGTGCGCGTCCTGGCACTTTTCAGCAAGGATAAGGTGCTGCTCGACGCGGTGGAAGGCGCCGACGTACATAGGAGTATGGCGGCCGCGGTTTTCAAGAAGCAACCGGAGGATGTCACAAGCGTTGAGCGCACGTCGGCGAAGCGTGCCACCTTCGGCATCATGTACGGCATAACGGCGCGCGGCCTAGCGCGTAGCGTTGGATGCTCCGAGCCGGAGGCGCAGGAGATCATCAACAGGTTCTTCGCCGCGCTGCCGCAGGTGCGCGAGTGGATCGAATCCACGAAGCGTGAGGCAATGCGCACCGGCGTCGTGCGCACGCCGTTCGGGCGCCGGCGCGTGTTAAACTTCGGCGCTGAGAACACGGAGGTTATCCTGCGCCAGGCTGTGAACACGCCCATCCAGAGCACGGCCAGCGACATCTGCCTGGCCGGGTTGGTACGGCATGACCGGCGCCTGCTCGACGATCCCGGCCGGCGCCTGCTCCTGACGGTGCACGATTCGATCAGTGTCGAGGTGCTGGTAGACGCGCGTGACCAGGCGTGCGCTGAACTCAAGCAGGACATGGAGTTCATGTGGGACGGCGTGCACTTCCGCGCCGACGTCAGTTTCGGGCCGTCATGGGGCGCATTAGAAGACTGGGAGGTGACAGGATCATGAAGCTAGATGACCCCATGCGCGCGCAGATGCTCTGGAAGCTGCGAACCGGCTTTGTGTCCCCTGACGGCAGGTTTCATATGTCGTCGTTCGGGCTGCATGAGGCGGCGGCGGAGGAGCATGTCAAGGCACTGGCGCCGGGCGTTGAATCGCCGGCGCCGTACCACAGCTGGAAGGACAAGCTGGTTGAGGAGCACAACTGGATCTCCTGCGGGGCGGACCCGCTTTCACAACTGGCTGCGTGTGTTTGCGCACCCACCAACAAGCGCCGGATCACTGAGGCGCAGAAGCAGACGTTGCTGCGCTGGGCGAAAGCTCAAGACTACCCGCTGCACCAGTACTTCAAGGACGTCGGCGAGGAGGCAGAAGCGCAATGACGCGCAAGGAGGAGTCCCGCATCGACCTCATCCTGAGTGATAAGATGCTTCAGGCCAGCATCGGCGACATCCTAACCTACGAGGTCATGGCGGGGATCCGTGAGTTGCTTGTGCCGCCGAGCGACGTGGTTAAACAACAGCGTCTACACCCCCGGCTCTTGACGGGTGCACTGGCAACACTACGCATCTCCGTTCAGCGCGAACAGGTGCCTACTGAGGACGAGGACGCCCCACCGAAGTTCTGGACACGAATCAATCTCCGCCTGAGTTTTGACGGCTCCACGTCCTCACCAGGTAGCGACGCACAATGACACACGCAGAGGTTGTCACGTTACTCCGCAAGTGGGCGCGAGAGCAGCAGCAGCTAGCGGCACAGTTGTTATGCACGCCGGTCCACGCCTCAATGGCGCGCAGCCCCGAGCAGCTGGCCGCCTTTGCGCGGGACGCACTCACACACGCGCACAACGCGTGCGCGCTCAATACTGCGGCAAATCTGTTCGAGGCTGGGAGGGATCGCCTTGACCCAGGGGCAACACCTGGAGAAGCTGCTAAACTACTGGGCTAACGTCTTGCACCTCGGGCGTTGGTACATAAGCTGGCACCCTGTAGAAGAGGGGACGCTCAAGGACGCCAAAGGCGCCGCGGCGGCCATGAGCGTTGAGACGTATCCCGACTACCTTAGAGCGCGGATCTCGATCACGTGGCCGCCTACGGCAGCGACCTATGGCGGCATGACGGTGGAGTTCGCCTTGACGCACGAACTGCTACATGTGCAGCAAAGCGAAATTCTCAGGCCGCTCGACGCCCTGATCGACAAAGCCGGGGTGTTAGGCGCGGCACTGGCCGTTGCCTACGACGCTACTCATGGCGCAACGGAGCAGCAGGCACAGACGCTGGCGCACGTTCTGATGCACTTGCGTTACCCGGCGTATCCTGCCTGGTGGCCGGGCCAGTGGCTGGGGTGGGGAGCCGTCGGCGATGTGGCCGAGGAGCGGAAGAAATGGAGGGAGCACCTTGGAAAACGTGCCGGGAGATGGTCCTGTGAAAAGAACGTCGCGGGAGTGCGCGCGGTTGTCGCGCTGGACGAACATCGGTGAGGCGGCCCTACGTGAGGCGGACAGGCGGTTGGATCGTGGTGATCGCGGCAGCGTCAGTGATCAGATTCACCAGCACATGGCGTCGGATCGGGATCACGAGCACCTGGCGGTACACTTCAGTTGGGCCGCCCGCGCCTGTATTGCCCTTGCGCGTCACTACGGCCCCAGCCGCGCGCGGCGTATGTCGCCATTCGACGAGAATCGGCGTCATGCACGCATCTGGCGCCGCCAGGAGCGTGTGTTCGAGCAGCTGGTCGAGCAGTTGATCGGGCCGGAGCCACCCACTCCAAACCTGGACAAGATGTTAAAGGTGCACGACAGCAGCCAGGCTATCGGGGAGTTCATCACCTGGCTGCACGACGAGCAGGGGATCAACTTCATGGTATGGCGCCGGTACAACGAGGCCGTCTTCGGTGGGGAGTGGTCGGGAATCGGGGAAGATACTGAGCACTTGCTGGCACGTTTCTTCAACGTGGACCTTGAAGTGGCTGAGCAGGAGCGGCAGACGTTCGCGGAGTACAAGAAGAAGCGGGGGCGGGCGTAGTGGGCGGCATCATCTATCGCCTGTACGCCGTCCGGTGCGCACGGTGCGCCACCGGACATACGGCGGAGACGCACAGCGTACTTGCATTCGCAGACGCATTAGAGGAGGCCGGTTGGGAGCAGGTCTACCATCGTTGGCACTGCCCCACCTGTCGGCCTCACAAGGAGGGAAGGCGTACATGACACGCCCGGACCACTTCGAGAGTGACATGAAGGCCGGCACTAGCACAATCGCTGACCTAGTAGCCGACCTGCTGGCGCGGGACAAGGCGGTATGGCTCTACGTTGTAGGCGTTCCTGGCGCTTGGGGCCACCGCGTGGTGAGGGTGGAGGACGGCTGCTTGTGCACGACAGGAAGCAAGCTGTTCACACCGGCATCGCCGATGCCGCTGTGCGTCCAGTACATCCCCGGCGAGGACATGTACGTCGTCAGGCGCGGCGTGCCGCTTGTGTATACTTACACGACGCCCCTGCGGTCGGAAGTCGCCCGCTTCGCTGAGGCGATGGAGTTAGTACTGCGGGGGCACGACCGGAAATCTCACTGGTCGTACATGCCGCAGACGTACTTGCTCACCCGCCTGTGCGACGAGGTGCAGGAACTCATCGCGGCGGCGGCCGCGCCCGAGCCGCGGCGGGAGGACATCGCCGTCGAGGCCATCGACGCGGCCCTCTTCGCTATGATGATTTACGACAACGTGATGGGGTGGCTTGGGGCCGAGTACCCTGCACCGGGCACGCCGGATACGCCCGATGAGCCACCCATTGTCGAGGACGAGGCGGCGACCGAGTAGCGTGCTTCATAAAGTGCTGAAAGGAGGTGAATAGGCAATGGAAATGGAGAAGTGCCGTAAAATCGTAGTGTACCGCATTGAGAACGGGATCGTCGTCGAGCGCACTCGGGAGGGGTGCTACAGCGGCGACAACGAGGTTCACGCGTTCGAGAACGCGTGGAGCGTGGAGGCGTTCCTGAACGTCGCGGTGGCGAGGCTCTTCACCCCGCAGGAACTGCGTGCCTTGCACGCAGAGAAGCAACCGCAACCGTTTGGCCCGGTGCAACCAACAGGCCCGGCGCCGGCGACGCAAGCGGCAGGGTGTCCCTCAACGGAGTAGCACGTAGCGCAAGCAGCAAGAAGAGGCCGCGGTGGCCCAGCGCCGCGGCCTCTACCTGAAGAACCCGGCAGACAGCGGCTTTGTAGGCGGCCGCTCCTGCTCAATGTCGCTCATCGCTGGGAAGTAGGTGCCTTCTTCACGCTCCTGCTTGTAACGGGCACCGCTCAAAGCCGCTTCTTGGCGGCGGAGGTTTTCAAGCACAGCGTAGATCGCCGGCTGCTCCCGGTACAAGCTGGGGAAGCCAGGAACACGCTTAGTTTGTAGTTCCGGCGCCGTGTTGCCCTGCCCCGCCGCCATCTGCCCAGCCAGGGCGCGCACCTCGCCCAACGGGCGCACTTGGTTCAGGCCGTACATCATCCACCAGGGAATCCGCGGGCCGCCAGGGTATATCTCGACAGTTTCACCGGGATACCCAGGCAGCTTCTGCCCGGTAAGCATGTTCTGCCCGGTCGCAAGCTCAAGCGGCCCACGGAACAGTGGTGACAGCATCGCCAGCCCCTCACGCGCAGTGGCGGCGGGATTGGCTTTGAAAACGTTGATGTCCGCCGCCGGGATCTGCAAGTTGAGCGTCTTGATGGTGTCCTTCCCAACGTCCTTGCCGATGGGCAGCACGGCCATCTCATGCTGCCACTCCGACATCTCCTCCGGCTTGACGCCGTACTTCTCAGCCAACGCATCGCGCAGCCGGAGGTACGACTTGTACTTCCAGGGTTGTGTCAGCATGTTAAAGACCTGGAACGGCGTGTTTTTGAGGCGCCACGTCAGGAACGGCATCAACGTACCGCGGATGGCGGCCATGGCCGGCGTGATGTCGTCGTACTCGAAGAGACACTTGCGCACGGATTCCATGGCGGTAGGGATGTCGTCGCCCACCGCAAGGCGGTTCAGGAAGTGGCCGAACCGAGTCCAGTTGTCAGTCGCCGCGCCGAGGCGGCGGCCGACCGTCAGCAGGCGCCCCTTCTTGAGGTCGTCCAGCCACGTCACACCTGAAACCCCGCGCTCGATCTCACGCACTACAGTCTCTGTGCTGCCAACGTGCGTGTAGATGCCGCCGCTCTCCCCGCCCTCCAAGCGAAAAGCCTCCAAAAGCTCAGACGTTTTGTACGTTTTGCCGTACAGTGTGACCTCTGCGTCTACGCCCTTCACCAGGCCACGCAAGCGTGACAGTGCAAGGGCGAAATAGCGCGGGTTGCCGCCGCCGCCTACCCAGCTGTTAAACACGTTGCCTGCTAATTGGATAGCGTGGAACTGCGGCACCGCCGCGGTTTGCAGGCTGCCCCATATGGAATTCAACTTACGCACTGTGCGCCAAAGGCCAGTGAGTTCTGTGGGGTCTTCCATCACCCTTTGCATTCCATGCAACCACCGGCCCACCTCGGGGTGCACGTAGAACTGCCCCGGCACCCCGGCGAACCCTTTCTGCGTCACCTGCACCCAATTAGGCGGCACGTCGTCACCGACGCGCATCACGGCCTCGCCGATGTCCTGCAACTCCTTGAATATCGTCGCCGTACCTCGCTGGCGGATACCTGCGAGTTCACGCGCAGCAGTCAGCACGCGCACGTCCTTGATCGGGTGAAGGCCCGCCGCCTCCGCCGCCTCCAAAGTCACAAGTTTGCGCGGCTTCTGGAACCCTGCCTCGCCCGCAGCGAGGCCGGAAATACGCTGGTGCCGTCCCAAGCCCAACGCCGCCCGCACCTTCTCAGGTGGGTCCAGGTAACGGTGGTGCAGGTAATCAGGCAGCGTGTCGAACTTGATGCCCGCCTTAAGGTCAGCGGCAGCCGTCGCCTCACCCAACTGCTGCGCGACTATTGCTGCCCGTTCGGCCTCAGTGATGTCGCCCGGCGTCGAGGCCAGGCGCGCGAACTCTGGCGGCAGGTCAGTCGCGCCCGCAACGAGCGCCAGGCGCCGCTCATCCGCCAGGCGCTTCAGGATCGCCTCCGGCCGCATTGCCTTGTCCGCGGCCTTCAGGAGACTGTTGAGGTCGATGCCCATCCCCTTCGCCAGCTTCTTAACCTCCCGCGCGCGGGCGGCGCCCGCCGCGCTGACGCCGGCAGCGTCCGCCGCCTGACCTAACCGCGCCAGCGCATCGTCAAGTGCCTGCGCCTCCGGCGTGGCTACAGCGGCTGCGTGCAGACGTTGGGGATGCGCACGCCACCAGGCGGTGTAATCCTTGAGATACAGGGCAGCCAGTTCATCCATCGTCTTCGTGCCGGGGATCTTGCCCGATTCCACGATGGGCGCAGCGGCCTCCGCCGCCTTCGCGCCGATGCCCTTGAACGCCTGCCGTGTCTGTGACACGGCTTCCTGCCCCTGGCCGCGCACGACGCGCTTGGACTTGCGGATAGCTGCCTGCGCCGCTTTCAACGCCGTCATCTCCTCCGCGCCCACACCGGCCTGCCGGATGTAGCGCGTGGAGACGAGCGGTGCTACGACGTCAAGCGCGCGGGTCACGCCAGGTATAGCCTTGGCTCCCTTGCCAAGCAGGCCCAGCGCGCCCGCGTACGCCTTGGGAGGGATGAAGTTGCCGGGGTCAGTGATCAGTTCGCCGACAAGCGATTGCAGGACGCCGGGCTGCGGGTTGCCCAATGCCGTCTCCATCGCGCTGAATGACGGCTTTTCCTTCAGCGTGACGCCCTTCCCCGCTCCCCGCCAGAACTCCGGCTTGAAAAGCATCGCCAGCGTCGGGCTGGTCCGCTCCTTGTCAGCCCACTGTTCAGGGTTGGGAAAACGCTCCTTCGGCAGGGTGACACTACCGAAGGGCACGCCCGTCGCGGCCGTCTCCGGATGGGTTGCGGCGGCTTCCATGGCGCCCTGCCTAACGCCGTACCCCAGCCGGGACATCTGCGTGCCCAGCCAGTCCAGCGCCTGCATCGGAGCGCCGAGGATGTTTGCACCCTCCGGTTCGCCAATGCTGTGCAGACTCAAGGTCTTGCGCAGGAATTTCTGCACAAGGTTGTCGTCCACACCCCCACCTGCGGCCTGCGCGCGGGCGGCATCGTTTGCGATCTGGAGGCGGAGGTCAGCGGCTGTTTGGTAGAGGTTTTGGCGCTTGACCTCCTGCCCACCTGCGCGGGTGAAGAAGTTCTGGGGGAGCGCGTCCATGGCTTAACGCCCCCTTTGGTACGACGCCAGGAACGCTTTCAGCGCCTTGGCACGTTCCGCCGTGATTACGTCGGCTTTCACAGCGGCGTCCAGGCGGGCGATGATCTCGTCCGGGCGTGTGCCGCTGTCCACTGAGGCGCGGATTTGCGCCGTGTCGCTCTGGTACGCCTGCAAGCCCTCGGGCGTGAGCAGGTTGTACCCACTGTTGCTGGACGGCAGCGGCGCTCCCTTAGTGATACCCCACTGCTCCAAGCCTTGCGGCGCGTAGCCGGAAGTCTTCCAGATGTTGATCAAGTCCGAGATTTCGGCGCCACTACCGCCCAAGTTTGGCAGTGCCGTGCCAGCGCCCACTCCAAACTGCTCCAACCCCTTCGGAGCAATTCCCATCAGCTTGAACAAGTCAAGCAGGATGGACATGTTCGTGCCGTACCCCTGCTGGCCAAGCGCGCCCTTTTCGTAGGGCGTCATGCCCTGTGACCACGGCAGAAGCGACTGGTTGACGGCTGCTGTGGGTTTGCCTGTCACCTGGCCGAAAAGCGCCGCGCCGGAGGACTTCGGATCGACGCCGATGCCGAACATCTGGCTCAAAGCCAGCGCGTTCGAGATATTGTTCTGGCGCTGGCCTTCACTAAACGTCGTGTTGAACTGGCGTTGCCCCTCACCAAACTGCGACCAGTCGAGGTTTGAGGCGTCTCCCGCCTGGTTCAAACTGCCCGTCAACCCAATTTGACTGAGGATGTTCTGGATGTTGCCCTGACGCTCACCGTACATCTGCTCACGCAATCCTGGCAGCAATGACGCCAGCCCCTGGCCGGTACGCGCGGCGATCTCCGCCGCACGGTCGCCGGTCATCGACGAATCCATTATCCCCGTCGCGTTCTGCGACGCCAGCATCGCGTTGAACGCTTCCTTGGACTGCCCCTGAAACATCTGCTGGATCGCCCCGTACACCGGGTCGGTGTTAGGGTCGTAGTTGAAGTCGCTGCCCACGGCTCCGCCCAAGGTCCGCAGCAACTCGCGGTATCGTGGGTCGCCGGAGGCACTGTACGTGTTGGCGCCTGCGGGTGTGGCCGCACGCGTGCCGGCAGCCACGGCGCCGCCCCCGGCTGCGGAGTTAAGGGCGAAGTCCTGGATGGCGCTAGGATCCGCGTATGACGAGCCGTCGGTGAGTTCCGCCGGCGTGAGACGCTGGCCACTGTGAGTGTTGACCACCGCGCCAGTAGCCTCATCCCAGTAGTAGTCAGTACCTCGCTTCATACCGTACTTCGATTCCAACTCATCCGTAACCTTCAGGAGGCCCGCACTCGCCACTCTACCGTCACCTCCCCTAGAACACGATCAGGGTCACGACGTTGGCCACCGTCGTGCATTTGAGGTAAATCATCGTCGCCGTCCACGCCGTCGTGCCGTTATAGACGACACCGCCGCCGGCACGCTTCACGACGATGTACCCTGCCGGCACGCGCCCGAGCGTGTGAGCAAATCCAGTCTCCGTGTCAACCACGGCGTTTGTCGTTGCAGCCAGGTACACGGCATCGAGTTTGCCCACCCATCCAGTGCCGGCGTCCAACGTGACGGCACGCGACGCCAGGTTATCCGCCTGTATGCCGCCGCGCACCAGGAACTCAAGCACGCGGGCAACGTCGCCAATGCTACGTGCGATCTGGTGTTGCATGGTGTCACCTACTTCTTCAAGCGCACGTCGGGGTAGATGCCAATCACTTGCACCGGCCCCAACGTGCTGAACTTGATGCGAAACCACGGCGTGCGCGCGAGAGTGCCCGCGTCGATGGGCAACGGGATCTTGACGCGCTGTGGTGATGCTGTGCCTACGATGGTTGATGGGCTGGACCAGTCCGCGCCATCCCCAAGATCCCGCGCCCGCGTTGAGACACGCACTCCCAGCGTTGCGCCCGTCGGCACGTCAGCGACTACCCACAACCGCTTCAACTTCAGCTGGCGGGCCATGCTCTCCGCGACGAACTGACGCGCAGTTAGGGCGCCACTTATCCATTCGGCGGCGATAACCGCACCGTCGTCGGTGGTGCCTTCGTCAATCGTCCAGACCTTGCCATCATCGCCGACGACGAACAGGTGGTCGTCAGCGGCAAGGTCGGTAGGGCCTGCCGGCGTTGTGCGTATGCAGATGAAGTAGCCGCCAAGCGTGGATTCGACGAACGGCGTAGCGTTAGCATCCACGCCCGCGGCGGTGACTTTGTACACCTTACCGTATTGCAGATAGCCTGGCGGGACCACCGCAGTCACAGCGGCCAGCGCGCCCGCCTCAATCTGGTAGTCGCGGTCCTGGTATACGGTCCACGTTACACCGCCGTCAGTGGAGTAGACACCGCTGATGGGCATCTTCCACGTGGACGCGGCGACTGCAAGTTCGACCTGTAGGCCATCGATGTAAAACGTTATAGCCTGCGCCGTGCCGGACGTTACGGCGATAAGACGAATCCGCGTGGTCCCGACTGGTGTAAGGAAGTTCTCAGTCTTGGCGCGCGTCCATGTGATACTATTCAACACTATCACATGCGGCACACTCTCGCCAAGAAACGCTACGGCACTGTAGGCTTGCAACACGACCTTGATAGTACCCGCCCCAATGGCGTACAACGATCCACTGTGCACAACACCGGCGGGCGCAGAGACAAAGTTGGTCATAACTCCCTCAGTAACTACGTTGCCGGGAGTCACGACCTTAATTGAGTATATACCATGCCACGCTTTAGCAGTAGTCCACTCAAGCGTTTCAGTACCGGCCGACCACACAAACCCGCCCAAACCCGCCTCTGCATCAGCTTGGTTATCCGAGAGGATATTATATGAATAACTATCAGCACCATAACCGTACTTGTAACGATTACCAATCAGCGCGGCCGGCGCCTTTATGATAATTACGTACTTGGCCCCGACCGTTAGCGCCGTCGGCAGGCAACCGGGGCACGGCCCCGCAGGCGTCAGCTGTACGTACTTCCACACAAGCGCGCCGGCGGACGCAAAACGTATGATAACGCCTTGCGCCAGCACAGCGCCTACCGGCTTCCCGTCCCCGTCGGCCGCGTAAAGCTCGACGGTTATGTCGTCGGCTGGGACGCTGGCTAGCTCGGTAGCCAACGCGACGCGCGCGCCGTTGATGTGCGGTTGTATAGCTACGAAGTTCTGGCCCATGTACGACTGCCCGTAGAAGTAACCGCTAGCTTGGTAAGATACACCGTATAACGTGCCAAACGCTTGCACGTCTGCCACGACGCCTGCGTCCCATACCAACGCACCGCCGGCATCCCGAATGCGCAACTGCTTGCTAGCAATAGCGGGTACAGTGTCGCGCGTGATGTAATGTCGCAGCCCACCCGTCACGGTGAACCCTGAAACGGCGTTGTACACGGTGGGCGCTGTTACAGTACCTATAGGATATATAGGCGCGCCGGGGAAATACTCGAATACTACGGTGAACTTAGGCCGCAGCAACGGATCGGTCACGTAATCGCTGGAGTAAAGTTGTGCTTCTGTGTCGTCCCCCGACCCTGTGTACTTTATCGTCAAACCGTTGTTAGCGTATATGCCATCAATCCACGAACCTATTATTGTTTTTATATCGTAGTTCTTCCAACCCGCTGGACTTAGACTAGGCCCCGCCACCGCAGTGCCCGTCACTCCCGGCTGGTTATTATACGTTACCGTCAACTCACCCCAAGAGGAACTTAGGGCATACACGTCAGGCGCAATGTTTTTTGGATCGTACACATAAAGTGACATGGTAGCACTAGTGTAGTTGTGCGACGTGACAAAAGCGACCAGCGCCGCAGGCAGCCCGAGTAGTATGTAATGCCTGAGACTTGTGGCGCTGCGTCCCACACGCAGCATTGTTGCAGTACCGTAGTTGCTGTCCGGTGATCCCTGGTCTGTATACGTGTCGATCCCCGTACCGTTAGGCTGCAACGTAATTGTAGGATCAATCATGACGGGCCACTGGCGGGCAGGATCAGCCAGCCAGACGGGATCGATAGTCATAGTGAGCGCGCCTTGCCCTATAGTTTGCGCTACGGATACCGTAGCGCCGGCGGCGTCTACAGCGGTTGCCGGCTGTATGATACCTATGGCCACACCGTCGCTGACGACGTTGAAGCCGCCATCCACGCGTGCCCTCAGTACAACATCGTTGCAGCATAGCCCGAACGCGAACTCGGTAGGAGCATCGGGCGCGTTGAGCTTGATCGTTTCCTTCACACCTTCGGGGAAAACGCAGTACGACAAGTCAGTGTTGGTCCACACACCGTTGTACGTGACGACCGGCCCGTCGGCAACAGGGGCGACCGCCACAGCGCCTTGCGGCGTGCAGGTAAGGAACTTCCCAGTCGCCAGGCCGAAGCGGAACTTACCGCCCGGCCCGAACCTGGACCAGTGCTCACACTTCATACGCAATGCGAAGCCGTTTACGGACGCGTCGCGGTTGACGCAGTGCACGTAATCTTCAAATTGGTTGGTATCACGGTCGAAGTAGTGCAGGCCCCGCTGTGCAATTAGCCGGCACCCACCGGAATCCTCGACCTCCATACGTGTCTGCCGGTCAAGCCGCAACACCCTCACGTATGTTCACCTCCTACAGCGGGCGGTGCCACAGAAGCGCCGCGCGGAAGCCGAATGCTTTCCACTCCCACCACGACCGCTTGAAACGGTCGTAGACGAGAGTACGCCACGCCGTCCAGCACGGTAGTGACACGTACAGGTAACGCCCATCACCGGAAGCTATCAGCACTGCCTCTGTGTAGCGGTTCGTGTCTATTTCGGCAAAGAGCGTGTTCGCGGCCAGCGATACGTTAACCGGCTCACCGCCCCACAGGTACTCGTACAGACCACCACGCTCAACCCAGTAGATCGTGTTACCAATCATGACAGCCCCCTGGCGGGAACTTGTACCACGCCCGACGAGGCGGTCGAGCCGGTTGAACGGCAACCCTGGCTCCTCGGGGCTGTCGCCCGCAACTTCGATGACGTGCGCCGGTTTGAACACACCCAAGGTGCTACCGCTGACCAACGCCGTGATCGGCGACCCATCGGGCGTGTTGAACGCTATAAACCCCGCGCCGGAAGGCCCGGTACTCGCCCAATCCGCCGGTGCATTCAGGCCGCAGAAGCGCGCCGTCGCACGCGTAGCGGCGATGCCGGCAACCCACAACCTGTTCTTGTGCAGTACCACGATGTCGCCCGCAGGTGGCGCGCCCGCGGCCGCTGCCAAAGTTGTGCCGTCATACATTCGCAGGCCGTCCACCTGATTCGTGATGTATAACTCATCACGATCAGGCCACATCGCCCACGACCAGACGCGCCCGCTGAAACCAGTGTCTAACACCGTCAAGGTCACACCATCGTGCTTCGCCACCGTGTCGGCGTAACCGACGATCAACTCGTACCGCCCCGCCGCCGTCAGGTACGGCGCCAGGAGCGTCCCAGCACCGCCCAACGTGGCGAAGCGACCACGCCCCGCCCGGACGGCCAGGGCGGGCGCAAGCCGGCTGGAGAAGTTATCAACGTCGCTGGCCTGTCCCGGCGGTGTGTCCAACGGGACCACCAGGCGGTTAAGCCCGTCGCTGAAATCCTCTACCACCAACACTTGTTTCGTCACGATCTAAACTCGCCGCTTATACTGCGCAGACGCCGACCTGTTCAACTGCGCGCGCCTGGACGTGTACGTATCGATCTTGACACAAACGCGCTCAAAATCCGCCGTAGCCAGCGCAGCAGCATCAGTCTGCTCGTCGCGTTCGTACGCGATTTTAGCGCCGTAGTGAACCAGTACGGAATCAAAGAACGGAGGCACCTCCGGTGACGACGCCAGCGTTATCGCCGCCGGCGAACGATACCTGTAGATGTTGACCGTATCTGCTGCTAAAAGCGACGTCAACTTGAGCTTTCCCGCCCAAACGCGGTAGCCTATGCGGCCACCCAAAGACGCCGGGGGGTCGTCGAAGTCGTCCAGCGACAACCGGACCAGCTTAGTCTGCGGTGCGCTGACTAGTACAACGCGGAAGATCTCGATCATCTCCCCCGTCGCTGTCGGCATCGTGTATTCCAGCGTCGGCGGTGTCACGGCGATAGTAACTAGTTCCTCGATCCGTAGAACGGCCGCCAAGCTGCCCAGCCCTTCGTTGATCCAGCCCAGCACGAGCGTGGCCAACAAAGACGTATCGTCCACCACGGACGTAACCGCGTCAACAAGCTGCTGACCAGTACGAGCGGCCACCGTCACCACCCCTTTTCCTACCGCGTGCCTGTAACGACCCCCATGTGCAGCCAGCCGTTGCCGGCGGCACGGTCATTGACGTCACCCTCCGGTATAACCTCCAGAAACCCCGCCTTGAGCGCCAATGGTGCCAGTTCCTGCGGCGCACGCCCGATAACCTGGACGTCTATTGCGGCGCTCAAAGTGTGCAACGAGTTGGACACACCGCCAATCTCGCGGTTGTGGCGTTCACACCGCCCACCTGACGTGATACGCACCGGCGCCGCGACGAGATCGCGGAATGCCTGCGCACGCACGATCAGGACTGGGAGGTGCACAGTCCATAGGATCAGACCGCAGCACTTGCAGGCGAACTCCGCCAGCCGGAAGTTCCTGGCGGCGGCTACCTGTTCCAGCAGCCCCCCGAAATCAACGTACAACTTAGGGGGTCGCATTGGCGCGTTCCTTGCCAACGTTGAAGCCGTATACCGCAGCTTCGACAAGCTCACGCTTGTCGTTTTCGGTAAGGACGATATGACGCTCCGCCAGTCGCTGACGCAGGATCTCCAGCGCGGCGTTCAACTTCTCATCGCCGTGCATCTGGATGTAAACCTGCTCCACGAACGCCGCAGCCGTGGCCGCCAACCGTACCGCCAATGCATACTGGTCGGCGGACGTGCGCGTTTTCAGCCAACGGCACACGTCAGGCAGCAGGTACTTGTACACGTATCTGGCCCCCAGCGTCGCCAGCGCCGTGAGCAACGCCACCAGGACGTCAATGAATAGATCGTGAAACATGTAGTCCTACCTCCTTGCAATGGCCGACATCACAACGTTAACTGCAACGCCAAGCAGAACCAGGATCAACGTCCGCTGGATCCATCGAAGGTCGCCTTTCGCCTCACTGACGACCTTCTCCGCGTTATCAAGCCGCGCAGTGACACCACTGTGTCCCGCGCAAACGGCGCGGCATTCCTCCTCGTTGTGCCCATCCGCCGCCACAGGTGCACCCCCTCCAAGAGCGAGTAGGCGGGGGGCCGGCGGACCAGGCCGGCCCCTGCCTGTTACACCGGAGGCAAACCCCAGGCCACGAAACCGACAGCCAGCGTACTGAGGTTAGTCGTGTCAGCTACTTCAGCGGCGACGGCAGCCGCTATTGCGCCGCCAGTCGCTACTGCGGAGACGTACGCTACCGCCAGGTACGTGACCTCGAAGTCGGCGGCGTCAGCGATAGCTTCGACGTTGACGGTGTTGTTAGCCGTATCGACGCAACCAGTAACGGCTTTGCGCACGGCGGTGACGGCGAAGTCGAGGACGTCGGCTTCAGCAGGCGTGGCGAGATCGAGCGGCAGGCCGAAGTGTGTGCCGGGGCCGGCGCCGATCTTGAGCCCGTCGGCGGGCACGTTGTTGAGTGTAATGGAGGTGACAGTGCTGAACGCCTTGATGCCGTATTGCACGCGGTATTTGGTCGTGGCGACGGCTTTGTTGCCCGCCGTCGAGGTGATGGACACGGTTTCGGTCTGCGCGGCACCGTGGTACGTGCCAGTGACCAGGAACGCCATAACGCCCTCGAAGAGGTTCAACGGGCCGCCACTGTCGTTGTAGACAGTGACGCAGACGTTACGCGGACGGTCAGGATGCGTGATCGCTCCACAGGCCCAAGTACCCCCAGCTACGGTAGCGAAGGCCGCCACGGCGTGGCCGTTGGTCGGTTCGGAAGCGAGGTCGGCGTTGGGCGAATTGGTGTCCGCCCCACCTTTGACGTCGCCGCCGCTGTAGAATGCCCGCATGACCTTCGTGGTCGCGGCGTGCGTGTGCACCGCCTGCACGTTGACGGGCGTGCGCACTAGAACCTTGACCGCCGCAGCGCCGGCGGTAAGATCAGCCTCGAACAGGTAGCCGCTTTTGGCACCCATGAACGCCACGCCCAGAACGTGCTTTAGCACGTTGGACAGGTCCACAGATTCGCCACCCGTTGGGTACGAATCATCGAACGCGATCCGGCCTGTCGTCACGACCAGCGGGTGGTAGCCCGCCTGGCCACGCAGAGCGGACACGGCGGGAGCCGGAGTATTGAACGTGAGCACAGCGGCCATGTCTTACTTCGTACCTCCATGCGCAGCCGCAGCCAGTACGGTTTTAACCGTATCTATGTTCGCCACACGCTTGATGAATCCGCGTGCAAAGAACTTGCTGCGTTCGATAGCTGCGATCTCGCTGGGATCACTAGTTGTGTAGTTGCCGTTGTCGAACTGGATCCGCCGCCCCTTGATCGAGTGAACCTGACCGTACAAGACTTGCTTGTCAGCAGGCTCTATGACGATGATCAGCTGCGGGTAGATACTGGTGTAAACAGCGGCCACCGACGCAGTCGTGACCTCTTCTTCCTCTTCGTCGTCAAGCACGACCTCTTCCTCATCAGGTACGACGACCGGCTCCTCGACCGGCACCTGCGCGGCAACTGGGGCCGGCGGTACGGCCGGGTGGCCCGGTAGTGTTACAGTCGTACGCGCCGGCGCCATGGACTTTCCCTTTCCCGCCACTACAATCCCTCCTTCTAACCCACCTGGAAGCGCGAGTTAGCTAGTCACGCCGACTATGACGGCGTGCTTCTTCTCGCAGTTGAGTTGCAACCCCACCTCGGTAAAGTACTCGTCGAGGAACCCATCGCGGCTCGGCTCCTGAATGTTGCGGTTGAGGTGGGTATCCGCGCCGACGTACGGACGCAGCGTGACTTCATCGAGGTCAAGCACGACACCTGTGTCGTTGTAGTCGTGGATGAACCCTTTGTGCTCCATCATGTGGAGCGTCCCGCGAGGCGTCCGGTACTTGATGATGCTCAGACCATAAGTGTCCTCGCCCATCTCGATCTCCAGCTTTGCTTTGGCAAAGCCGTTGATCACCGAGATTATGCGCGTGGCTGCGAAGAAGAACTTGTCGCTGGAGCCGTAGGCGAATGCCGTCTCCAGGAACTGCTCGAACTCAGACTCGGTAAGGGCACCTGTCGCGTCGTAGACGTTGGTGGTAATGTAGGCGAAGATACCCTTGATCGCGCGCACGTGGTTCACGAGGTCGTTTTTGCCCTCGCCGAACCAGAACGCCTGTTCCTGTTTCAAGTTGTGCTCCTCACCCTTCAAGCGGGTAAGGCGCTTCCGCTCATCCTCGCCCGTCACCATCCGCGCAGTGGCGGAGTTCCGGCTGACACCGAACGGCGTGCGCAGGATCTGCGTATACGCCGTACGCTTGGTCGGCTGGCCGGAACGGTAGTCAGGATGCGTCGAGTTCTCAGGCATGGCGTTGCCAAGGATACACAGGTAATCGTCGTCGTTGATCGCGGCGGCGACAGTCGTACCATAGCCACGCGTGACAGTCAGCGTGTTGGTGTCCACGTTGACGCCGATAACTCGTATGACCTCGCTGCTGCGGAACACCTTCACGAGGTCATGGGGAGCGAAGTACACGCCGTTATCAACCACAAGCTCGACGGCACCGGCGATGTAACCTCCACCGTGGTTGATCCGGTCAATGTACGGCCCCAGGTCATCCTCGAACCAGATGAACTCAGGCGAGATCGTCTGCTGCTTGCGCAGCTTGCTGAGCAGAACGATCAACGGCGTTGCGTTTGGGTTCAGCATCAGGATCTCGTCGGCGATGTCCAACGTCATGCGCCGGTCGTCAAACTGCGACACAAACACAGGCCCTGCGGTGCCACTTCCACCACCCATGTGTCAAACCCTCCCCAACCCCCACACCCACGGTGGGGTGCGGGGCTTCTATTTTACTGGTAACACCTCATCCGCCAAGGGCTGGCGGACGAACGCCAGCGCGCCCTTGCGCGGCGTCGTACTGAACAGCGAGGCTTTCAGCTGTGCAGCTTCATCACCGACCGCCGCGGGGCCGGTTGACGCGCCTGTTGCGCCCACACCAGCTGCGGCACCTCGCGCTGCCACCGCAGCCACGCCTTCCTCCACACCGGCGGCCTTGGCCGCCACCATCGCCTCGCCGGCCTTCATCCCACGTGCGATGAAATAGGCCGAACGCATCACACCACGCGGATCCTCACCGCCGGCCAACGCCGCTTTGATGGCGGAGTTGTCTTTCACGATGGTGGCGATCTCCGCGTGTAATTCCAAGGCGTCAGGGAACTCGCCCACGAGCGAATCAAGCGCCGCTGTCGTCTGGTCGCGCTGCATCCGCCCGATTACGGGCGCTAGCCCTTGTAGCAGCTGGGCAAACACAGCGTTGGTATACGCCACTGCCCCAGCTGCAGGATCATCGTACTGCGTAGGATCGAACGGAACCAACGGGCGCGACAGGTCGGGCTGAGCGGGCGCTGCCGTTGCAGTTGTGCCCGCAGCCGCAGCTGGTGCCGCGTTGCCTGCACCGGCAGCCAGTATCGCGTCCGCCGATGCAGCAGGCATCCTCCTAGCAATGTGCGTGCGCGCCGCCACATACGCCTTCTCCAGATCCTCTACAGTCTCGTACTTGTTCGCGTACAGCTTCTTTGCGGGGGTTGCCGCAGCCGCGCCACCGCCAACGGTAGCTGGCGACACCGGGGCGCCTTGCACCGCCGTGACTCCAGTACCAGCCGCTGCCGCAGCCTGGCCGGGAGGGGGCGTTGTAAGGACGGTAGCCGGTGACACCGGGGCGTCGGGAGTGGTCTTTGGCTCGTCGGCCACACTACTCACCTCGTCTCAGGTTGGTTAAGGGCTATCCTGGCCTTGCGGCCAAGCTCGATCCAAGTGCGCACGATCACACGGAACTCGTCGATGAAGCGACATACAGCCTGTGCCTTGGCGATCTCCGCCACGTCGCCCGGCAGCGCGCTCACCAGCTTGCTGAGCGCCGCACTGTGTTGCTGTGTCAAGCGCGCGTCAACGTGGGTCCACCCAACGCTGGCGCACATCGCCTCAACAGCGACGCCCCGCGCCGCCTCCTCTGCCGGGTTAGGTTGGGACGATCCGCGCGGCGCGAGGAGCATTTGCCGGCACCACCTTCCGCGGCGCGAGTTCCGGCGTGTGGGGGCCTACTGTGGCCGGCCCTGTTGCAATCCCTGTCGGCCCCACGCCGGGCGGTGCGCCCACGCCAGGAGGCATTCCTGGCACGGCGGGCATCGCGGGCTGTATATAGTTGTCGGGGTCACGGAACTCAAAGGCTGCCAGCAACTCAACCATGAACCGCCGCCAATTAATGAGCATCGTAAGCTCCGGGCGGCGGCTCACGGCGGCGATGAACTGGAGCAGCTGCTGCCGTCGCAAATCCTTGTCCGCGATGGGTTCCACCGCGGACCCGGCGACCATGTAATGGAACTTGCCGTCGAGGCCGCCGACCGGAATGTTCCGCATCTTCTCATTAGCCAGTCGCACTGACTTCGCGCCGGCGACGAACGCCTGGTTCATTTCGATAATCTGGCGCGCAATATTATACACGCCGGTGGTTTCGAGGTTTCCAAGGTAATCGCCGAACCGGAAGCTACCACCCTCAGTACGCGCGCGGACGGCGGTGGCCGTCTCACGGTTGCGCACGGCGCCGCCGCGCATGAAGTCGTACGCGGCGGTCGCTTCCTGCATCGCGGCTTTCAACGTGGCTTCCATCTCCGACGACATCATAGGCACTGTGCCCAAGTCCAACGCCTTGATGTCGTTGGCGATGTCAGTAGTTACAAGCCGCCCCAGCGGGCGCAGCAACTCCGAGAGATCCGCGTGCGCGGCGGGCGACCCCTCGCGCGCCACAAACGTCTTAAGTAGCCCTAGAATCAATGCGTCCATGCGCTGGTTATGTAAATCGTTCAACTCGTACTGATGCGTCCTGATCACTTCAGTCGGTGCGATACCGCATAGGTTGGTGATCTCAGGCGTCACCACCGCGATCACCAACGGCTTGCCGTTGTAGGGGTTCTCTCGACGGGAGATAAAGATGCTTTCATTGACGACGCTGACAATCTCGTCGTCAGTGTAGCATTCGTCGAGTATCAGCCGACGGTCACGCGCGTGCCCCGGCACACTGCCGCCAAGCGAAACCGCGGCGCGCAAACTCTCGGATGCAGTCTCTTGAGGTGTCGTACTGGCGGCGTCCTCGACATCGGGCATGTTGTGGTACTGCTTAGGATTGCGCTCCACAACACGTTTGAGCATCGCCAACGTCGGGTATGAACGGACGATGACCCAAGTGCATGTCTCGACGCTGTTTCCACCTGGATCCCACCACACGTCTTGCGGCAGGATCGGGGTCACGTCGGGGTCGTCGTAGGTCGTCTGCTCCACCCGCTGCCGTTCCTGGCGGACACTTCCGGGGAACATGTCCGCCCGTTGCCGCTCCTTATCGCTGCCCGGCGACACTGGCGCCCGCTGCCAAACTTTGCGCTTATCAACGCGCCAGGATACCAGCGCCGGCGCCATGCCGAACAGCAGCCCGAGGCGCACCCATACCCCCGCTTTTGTAGCGGCGGGGAATCGGATTACGTCGTGCAGCTGGTAGTCAAGCAGCGCCTCATTGTCCAGCGCGTGCTGCCGCTCGGCGTCACTATCACCGAACGCCAGTACGCGCACGGTTGGCCGGGATGCGAACATACCACGCAAGAGCCGCGGCGCCAACGTCTCCATCTCGGCGAACGTCTCCGGCACGAACAGCGTAGCCCGCATGTATTCCGGCGTCAATGACACCTGCTTCGCCGGCTCTTCAAGGTAGCACTTATAGAGCCGGTAGCTTTCACGCCAGATGCTCCGCAGGGTAGATGTCGCGGAAGCACCCTGCAAGCGGCGCGTCTTGACAAGTTCTACGTAATCGTCCTTTTCCCTGCGCTTTCGAGCCAACTGTCACCACCCCAATCCTATCAGTAGCCGGTATACTTGTTGCGCGGCTTCCACGGTTTTACCACAACCGCTTGTGGTTGCGGCAACAAGTGTGCGAACGGTATCTCCAGCGAGTACCCCGCCGCATCTATTGCATGGTCGGGGCCTTGCGTATCTTCCGGTAGCTCCACGGTAACTGTGCGTGTTTCGCGCCATCGCAGCTTGCGCAACTCACTGCACAGGTTTGGGCAGCAGTCGCGGAATATGAACATCCGAGGCTGTTTCACCACAATGCCTGCATCGTCAATCTCGTACCGCAGCAACTGGCGGAGAAGGTTCGTCCGCGCCTTCCAGCTGCCGCCTCCACGGCGCGCGGGCCGCAACTGCACGCCGTACCGCTCGTAAATACCCGCCACCGTGCCCCCAAAGGCATCGGCGCGGTTGAATACCGTTGGGTCAGCGACAAGCAGCGTACGCCCGCGCGCATTGATGCGCTCCGCGTGCCACGGCGGCTCCTGTTCAGCGGCGTAATGCTCGTCGTAGAAGTACACGTTGCTGTCAGCATCTGTCGTCACCCACATCACCGCGGTTGCGGCCCGCAAGCCGTAGTCAAAGCCGGCGTACCGCTTCCACGTATCCGGTATCCCAAACGGTTCGATGACGTGCACCCGGTCGTTGAACTGCGGGTACACGCGACCGGATTTCGGTACAAAACGCCCGAAAATACGCGCCTCGCGCTCCTCCGGCGGGATTGCCAACAGAAGCCGGCGGCGCTCGGATTCGGGCAGGTACTTGGCGTTGTCCTCCCAGGTGAGGTAGTCAAACCACATTTCGGGGTCGGCCTCACCCGGCGCTGGCTCGGTTATGTACTCGTACATGACGCCGGTTACTGGCGTCATTGCGCCCCACATATTGCCTTGATGGCTCATGGTGCGCATTAAGCACTCAGTGTAGATGTCCATGGGTACTTCCTCGTCAAGGAAGATCCACGACACCGCAGCGCCGGTGAACGCGAGGCGGCCCTGGTCCACCGACTTGAAGGTAATCGTCTGTGACCCGTTCGGGGTCGGAATCACCACACGGTCCCAGTAGTCGCGCTGCTTGTCCCGCCAGAACACAGTGTGGGACACGCCTTGCAGGTACTTCTCGAACTTCTCCTGCACGACATCACGCTGCACCTCAAACGTCGAGGATACAACCCACCCCGACGACGGGAGCACCATACGGAAGGGGTGCGTCCCCGTCACAAACCACATGGCCTCTACGGTTCCGCCCTCAGTCTTACCCGTCCTGTTGCCACCGAACTCTATGCGGCAACGCTTTGGGCATTGGTGAAACCGCAACTGGCCGACGTTCGGCTTGTAAAGGCGCAACGCAAACCGCGACGTTATGGCTTCAATGGTACGCGCCTGCACGGCGCGCGCCAGGAGATCCACACGTTCAGGCGTTGGCTGCGCTCGTATCACCAGCACCACCCACCAGTCCCCGCCGTGCGCCCTCCACGACAGCGCGCAGCTGATCGTCAGAGAGGTTCTCCAGTTCGTTGAACATCGCTCCGAAACGCTCTGTAGCCTGGCCAGAGAGGATCTGGCCGTCATGAATCGCGTAGTGACCGGCGGTGGCGGCGGCGCGGATGAAAGCGCCCGCCTTGTGGTCGCCCAACGCTCCCGCTGCGGCGTCGTAGAAGTGGCGGCCGTAGGCGTAAAGATCCCTCGCTAGTTCCTGGCGCAGGTCAGCCAGCACCGCCACCACCTGGTCGTCGGACGCGATGCGGGCGCATAACGCTCCTATCAACGTCTTCGCGGCGTCAGTGTCGGCGGCTATCAGCAACTCGCTGGCCGCCTCCGCCCGCGTGTAACTCGGGCGGAGCCAGTTGCGAATGGTCGCCTTGCTGATGCCAAACTCTTTGCCCACTCGATCAGTTACGTCAGGGGAAGTCGGATTCTCCACCGCGAGGTCACGGTAGCGTTCGAGCACAGCCCGGCGCACGTCCAGGCTGAACCTCCCGAACTTCTTCTTGCCCGAGGTAATGCGCCGGATGTCGGCCACAAGCGCCTTCACCCCCTCGGAGTAGTCCACCCCGGCGGTGATGGCGGATTCGCGCATGGACAACCGCTCTTCGTGGTAGCCGCGGAGCAGCTTGTCGTATTGCACCCCCGACATCGGCATCTCGACACCCCCTAAAGCAGTGCGGCCACCCCAAGGTGGCCGCGACTGGTGACAGCTAGCTATCTTACTTACAGTATATAGCCTGGAAAGGGGCCTGTCAAGCCCATTCCCACTCCGACGGCTCCAAGACTCGCAGTACCGGCGTGATTGCCGTGCTGCGAGGCAGGAAGACGACGATCATTGACGGGAATGGCGCGCTGTTAGTGGCTCCGACGAAGCGTAAACGCTTCCGCAGGAACCATATCTCATCGGCGCGAGAGCAAAAGGCGGCAAACCAGGCCGTGTCCGAACGCACTGGCAGGAGACAGACGACCAGGGCGCCACGTTGGGCCGCAAAATAGGCTTTTGCGACCCATTTTCCGACTTCGCGGCCATACGGCGGGTTCAAAAAGACCCGTTTCGGCGCCCAAACTTGGCGTAAACCGTCCACAGCATCCTCTGACGAGAAAAACGCCGCGCACTTGGCGTTTTCGCGCGTTGCAGCGGCGTCAACCTCGAATGCGAAGCGTGAATTGAGGTAGTTATAGAGCCGCTGTGGCGTCTCCCACTCGCCCGAGGCCGATGAAAACAGCGTTTCCCGGCCTTTCATCGGGCATCCTGCTGTTCGTGCATACGGCGCGACACCTCGGAGAGTGACACCTTCGGGATCTTCGCCTCCACTTCCGCCCGCGCGTCCTCAATCTTGTCTGACGCCTGTACGTTGGCCGGATACCTGAGATACTGGCCCACGCACGGATGACACAGCCAGACGCGTGGCGTCTGCCGGGGCACTTTATACCCTACGCGCGTGATGGCATCGACGGCCAGCTTGTTGCGCGGCACCGATATGAACCCGTACCTTGGCGCCAGGCGCTCCACTTCACCGACACTGCAAACGGCCGCGCTCTGAAACTCGTGCCAGTGGCTGCATATGTCACACGAGATCATGTAGATCCGGCGGATACCCACGGCGTCTTCCTCCTTATCGGGGGTGACTGCAAGTGATGCGCGCGGGTATGCGGAACGTACCCGCATTAAGCGCGACGCGGCCTATGTAGGTATCAAGTATGCATATGGCTTTCAGATGGGCACATCGGTCGCACCAGGCCCAGGAATCGGGACAGCACCCGGTCGGTACGGTTATGTGGTAGCCGCCGTTATCGTGGTCCTGTTGCCTGATTAACAACGTCCCGACAATGTGCTTGGGCATTCTACCGCTTGTGCTTGGGGTGGCGAATGGACGTGGCGACCGTCTTGCCACCCCGCGGGCCGGGCTTGCTCATCACGGCGACGTTGATAAGATGCCCGTCCTTCTTGATGGTGCGCTGCCGTAGGGTTTCCCCACGGCCGGCCCTGGCCCCGGAGATTTCACGTGACTTGTAGTTCTTCGTGTCAGGCATCGCTTTTGGCCTCTTTCTTTATTGAATCCTCAAATTTCCAGAGTGGGTCTTTGAGGATCCGTCGGATTAAGGCGCACCAGGGACCGGCTTCACCGACATCGATTCGCCTTCCTATATAGCCACCTCGCCAACCGTCGTACGGCCCCGCGAAAGATGTGACACTTGGATTGAAGCCGCTCATTATCGTGCTGGAAGACCACCAGAAAGTCAGGGTGCTGTAAAACGAATCCGTCTCCCACCTGGTGTATGGGCCTGAGCACGCACGCCCATGCCGGTACAGGAACGAGCCCAGGCGCCAGAACGCCCGTTTTTCCCTTTTTGTAAGGGGCGTTGACGGGGGAAATGGCGCGCCGTCACATCGCCACGCAAGCTCCCGCAAACACGCCTCTTCTACGTTTTCAGCCATGCCTGAGACAGACAGGCCCGTAGCGATCAACGGGGCGTCCGGCCGCAAGGGGGGTCTTGCATGTGGTCCACCCCGTCTTGGACTTCGAGTGCGTGCACCACGTCTCCAGGTAGGTGCCGGCGGGCAGGCTGGCGTCGGGGGTGTTAATAGTAGCGTGGAAGCAGGCGCCGCCCACAAACTCGATCTCCAGGCCGCGGTTGCCGCAACGCATCTGGCTCACGGTCAGGCCCACGACCCGCTCACACTTCCCCGAAGCGTCGCGCCCACCGTTGATGGGATGGGCGGCGGCCTGATCCGTCGGACCTTCCACGGCCGGCGCGGCGGCTGGACCGGACGCCCGACACGATGGACCCTGAACGTCCATACGGCAGCATCTCCTTCAACCCCTCGTAGGGGTCGTTGGTCTGTTCTTCTTTGTCTTTCAAGGGTAAACTTCCCCCTTTCCCCATTTCTCTCTATTAAAGAGTATAAGGTATAAGGGGGAACTTGTCAAGTGTCAGGGCGGTACGGTGACGCATTTCAGCGTCACGTCTTCGGCCTTTCGCCGTGTCCTTCTTTAAACGACGTACCGCCCTTATTCTCTTCGGCCGGGCGTTGACTGGGGGGTGCGCTGGCCTTCCCGCGTAGGAGCCGGCGTCCCGCTGTCTAGCCCGGCCAAGTCCCAGTGTAGCACGTCTAGGGTGTGTTGTCAAGGTAAATTCTTCCAGGAGGCCAATTCGTTCTGGCGGCAAGGGGATGTGTCCCACCCATACGGGAGGCCGGGGGGCGTGGGGCGCCCCCCGGTAGGTTACATAACTAGTTGACACGTGTTATGCTGACAGCATGTTCTGGCCACATTCCTAGAACCCCGATACACGTGCATCTACACGCGCCCCCCACCGCTTGACTTGCTGACAGCTTTGTGATAGACTGAGATCAGGATCGAGAATGAAGGAGGGGTTGACGGTGAACGCGACACAGAGGAGCGAGCTTACCGAGATATGGCGCGCCCTGATCGCCATGCAGACACAGGATTGTATGGTCCCAGCAGAGTACCGTTCCATCCTGCGCGCCGCGAATGCAGTAGGGCGCGCCCTTGACGTGCTCCCAGGTGGTCCGGCCGTAGAAGCGCCGTTCCCACCCATTACGGGTTTGCTGGGTCCGAAGTGAAGATCAAGGATACCACAACTACATACAGACTGCGGCGCATTCTAGACCGTCTAGGGATAGCCACTACAGGGCAATTGCGCGCGCGAATCGTCGAAGTGGCCGCTGATTCCGCTTGTGGCCACCGAACCCTAGTCGAAGCCTGCGCCCTGATAGGCGCAGATCCTGCGGCCGTCCTGCGTGCCATACCTGTCTAAGCTGATAGCATTCTGGCCGCGCCCCTGGGTTCGCCCCAGGGGCGCTTCGCTTTATCCCGAAAAGCCGAAAGGACTAGCATTACTGCGGCGCAGGAAGCATGGCCGAGCTTTACGGACGTGGTTCGCCCAGACTGGCCGCCATAGCCAAATATGGACGTTGATATATATAACCCCCGCTGTGGTATGATCTAGTTGGAGGAAGGACATACTAGGGAAGCAGGAGGACGCAATGACTCTGCCACCGACAGGGGAATGTCCACTACATAGAAACTGTGCGCACAACATGGGCGGATTCTGTATAGCACCCACGCACAGCATTCTCGCCAAGTGTACCTAGCACCGACAATCACATAGGGTAGGTGGGTGTTGTGACCAAGTTAGAGACTTGGCGCGACAAGCGCGGAATGTGGTATGCGCGAATCTACCACAACACGCGAACCGACGCGCTAAGCACAGAAACAAAACATGGCTATCAAGTTCGTAAACAGGCAATAGCCATGGTTTGGAATAACCTGGAATCAGATATGTGGCCAAAACCTATCAGCATCTTGTGGCACTAAAGTTTAACCTGGTCCTTGAAAACGACGTGCAATGACGTGCTGTCACATGTCTAGCACGGCGCGGGGAAAACCCCGCCATACTGGCGCCCTAATCCTCGACAGGGATTGTACACCTAAGCAACACGTCACGTGTTGACAGCAGGTGACGCGCCGAAACAGTGTATCATGGGCGCAAAAACGACTAATGACGGCATAGGTGCAGGACTAGCACTAGCCCTGCCAGCCTAGCACAACTAACTGCCAATAGTCTGTCCTGGCGGCGCGCTTTCCGGCGCAGGGTGGCGCCCTGTGTGACAGCGGCGCGCGGCCACAGGGAGGGATACGTTGCATGGTAACATGCAACTACTATGCTGCAACTATCACACTAACTAGACGTGCAGGGGCGCGACAAGCGCCGCGCCCCTGTTTCCCTATAAATGCAGGGAAGGTGATACTATGCGGTTTACCGCCCGCCGAATCGACAGTCTGTCCATCTTTGAACCGCGCCACACAATCGAATTCTCCTGGCGCGGCCGTAAGCGCCGCGTCACGATCATGTTCACGCAGGACAAGGACGGTCAACCATGGTGGCTTCACGTCACCATCAACACGTATGCGCCTATCAGAACACGTGGATTAATCCACGTGATTCTAAACTGGCGCGAAGCGCGCAGGTGGCACCACGCGCATATGTGGCAACGGCGCCACCGCCCAAAGTTTTGACCACATTGCTACCACTACGTCCGAGAGGAGGGATACCATGAAGGAGAACGGCGCCAAGACCCTTACCTTCGTGCGCGCCCACGCGGCGGAAGGCAAGGGGCGGATTAAGTACACGTGCGAGATCAACGGTGACTTGCTCCTGTACTACACCCATACGGATCGTGGCCCCAGCTTTACCATCGCCGCGTTCTAACAACGTGTGAGCCATAGCTCACAGGAGGTATCGCCCTGTGTACAAGGACGAAAACTGCCGCTGGGACGTGCTTAAAGAGTACGTCCATCAACTAACTCTCGAATCCATGCAGGATGAAACCGAAGGTGACTGCTCCACAGTAGGACTGTGGGCGGCGAAGTTTGACCTCCCGATTCTTGGCCCCACAGGTACACCCGACGCGCTTCACGTGAAGGAAGCCATCCAGTACTGCTCCCCGCACCGAATCCCGCCGGGAACCCTGCTCACTCTCAATGCCGACGAAATTGCGGCATTGCGGGAATTGGGCGCCGTCTATACCGTGAACGACCAGGGGCAAAAAGAGGTTGTCTGGTATGACAAGAGCGAACAGGCAGACCTCGACAAGGACTGGGACGAGCTTGCCGCCCGCCTAACCCCTGAAGACGAAGAGGACGAAGAGGACGAAGACTAGCACACGCCGAATCTGGCGACACGGAGGGATGAAACGTGCGATTGCCTGAATGGTACAAGAACCTGCTCTGGCGCGCCTACAAAGGGCGCCTACTGCGCCGTGACAATACACGGCTGGGCGCCTACGTCAACGGCATACTGGCGCACCAGACCACACTCGAACTGTCCGACAGACTGCTAGGCAAGGGATGCGCCGGGCGCGATTACTGCGTCCGCGTGTACCCTGATGGCCGCGTGGGTTCCGCGTGTCTCTACGCAAGGGCGCCCCTGGGCGCGCGGTTTCGTGGCTGGCGCGTCAAGTGCGCCATGCCCAAAGTAGAGGAGGCATAGCCCGATGGCAAAGGTTTGGCGCCCAGGTGACTTCATAACGAAGGCACTTTGGGAAATGACACCCAAACAGTATCATGCTCACCGCATCGTCACGACCCGCCGCAATGTCGCCTCGCAGGGATCGACCTGCACGCGTGCGGAGGCGGAGGCATGTATCGGTCCCGGCCAATATTCCGCGGTGCTGATTCTGGCCGCGCGCGAAGGCCACCGCATCCCGAACATCGTGCTAGACCGTGTAGGTTGGGATGTCACGCGGCGCCTCATTCGAGAGGCGCTCTCGAATGGATACCCTGACCTTTTCGCAGGGTACATGCCGCCACACGTCCGCAAAATGAACGCACGGTGACTGCGCAAGACGAACAAGACGAATAGGGGGTTAAGTGCCGTGACAAAGACGCTCCGCCAGGACGTGATCGACCTCCATGTGGCACACCTCGCCGAACAGCATTCCGACCTTGAAGCTGGCAGCATCCAGGAGAATGGCTGGTGCGTTTACCTCCTGCGCCACAACCTCTCCTGGTCGGCGCCCGATGTCTCAGACCCGATCAAGCCCACGTTGACTGAAGCAGAGGCCGATTCCCTGCGCCAGTACGTGGGCGCCATCGTGCGCTATGACGTTGATAGCCACACCGACAGCCATTACGTTGTCCACTACTTCACCGATGAGAAGGCCATGTGGAAGAAGTGGGACGAGTACGAGGCCGAACTAGACGCACTCAACGCGCAGCGCGTCAACGACTACAACAAGGCCGCCCACGAAATCGACCACGACCTTTAGAGCCGACCTGGTAGAAAGGACGTGCTGCCATGCTTCGGCTCGTGAGAATCCTGTGCCTGGCGGCGGCGGGTATCGGCTTCTGGGGCATGTACAACATGCGCGCCGCTGCTGTGGAGTATCCACCCTGCACCGCGACGGCGACCTTGGCGGGCGCCTTGATAGGCGGCTTGGCGGTCATGGCGCTTACAATTTTCGTGTACACCCTCCCAACAAGGAGAAGGTGATACCATGTCTTACAGCGAAATTGTGGCCTGGACTTACGACGCGGCGATGCATTGCCTGGAGTGCGCCGAAGGACATTTCGGCGTCAATGTCCTCTACTCTGACGCACACGTGACGGATTCCGAGGGCAACGAGGCGCACCCGGTTTTCGCCTCGGATGACGAATCGGGCTGGTATGGCGAAACCTGCGCCGACTGCGGGCGCAGGATTCCCGATGATTACGACTGGCGGGAAGACCACCACAGCGTTCATCAGGAGCTTCCCCTGGAGGAAGGCGGGACCATCCTGCTTGCCTTCGAGCCAGCGCACGAATCACCGGCGGGAGTGCGATTCATACTCGCCGCAACGCCGCTGGATGCCCCCCATGCGGTGCATTGCAACGGTCGGTGGTTCATCCTCTCCATGAAGCGGGCGGACATGAAGCACCAGGCCGAAGTCTTCCGCCATCTGGCGGACGTTATCGAACAGCACCTGCCGCCGAAGCAGGAGGTGAACTGTGGCCCCCGGCCACAGTGCTAACGAATATGGCACAACCCAACGCCGCTCACATGCTAGATGAGCGCGGTTACGTTTACGACCTGGGACAGTTTGATTTGGCGCAGACACGCTGGCTTCAGAATGCCGCCCGGCGCGGCGACCTTCTCACCGCCCGCGTGCCGTGGCCTAGTCTGACATGGCATCTGCGTCTCAAGCGCGTCTATGTCCTGCCCGGCGCCTCTGTACCGTTCTACATAGCACGCGCTGTCAACCCCTGAAAGGAGGTTTCAACATCATGCAGGTCGTCGTAGCACGTGCCGAGCAGGAGCCAAAGGCCGTCGAGATTGAGAACACCCTGGAGGCAATGCAGAAAATCGTCGGAGGGTACATTGAGGCCGTGCCCTGGACGCTCTCTGAGCCGTTCATGGTCATCTGTAATGAGGAAGGCGCCCTGATGGGGCTGCCCAAAGGTTGGCTGGGCCTCCGAGGTGACATCTTCGTCACCCGCCAGGGGCCGAAGGGTGAGTTCGCCACCCTAAGCGACTTACAGGCAGTAATGGTTATCGAGCGCCTGGAGAAGGGAGGAAAGCAACCATGACCACGCGCCGCGCGGGACATCTTACAGCGCATCCGCCGCGCTGACGCGTGCGCGTGCATCACCATGCGGGCGCAAGCCTACAAAAGGAAGGTGACACCATGCCCGAAGACCTGAAGCCACAAGCGTTCCCTGCGGATGTAATCCCGAGAAGGGAGGGGGACGCCGTGCCCGAATGCTTGAAGTTGCCCGACGCGACGATTGGCGGTGTGACCGGGCCGGCGTATGAAGCGCCGCCTGGTGTGATAAAGCATGAAGGGCGGGAGTTCGCCAGCGGCGGCGGCATCGTCACGCCAACGCACCTGCTTCTGTACCTGAAACGGATCGACGGCACCCTCTGCGCCGTAGACTGGCACGGCAACGTCGTTTCACGTGACGTGAAGGTGATCGGGCAGCGATACGACCCACGGTCCTTCGTCACCAACTACTGGCTCTACGTCCACATCACGATCAACGGTGTCACCTACAGCGGCATGGGTGACATCGGCATGTACGTCAAGGCGCGCCGCATAAAGGGGAGGTGAACTGAGTGGCGAACCTCTTCGGCGTCCTGTACGGCGACAAATCACAGCGTGAAGTCACACGCTGCGGGCATCAGGCAATGCGCGTCTCCATCCAGACGTGGGATGGGATGCTCGAAGTACAGGTCCGCTCTGACGGTCGGTGCGAGGTGACGCACCGGCTGCTGAATGCGGCAGGTGGACCAACAGTCCTTTGGTCCGGCAACATCAACACCGGGGAGGAGGAGGCAGCAGAATAATGAGGTTCAAAGCGGTCTTGGCGCGTGTAGGTGAGAAGCCAACGGTTGTAGAGATTGCGGATACTCTGGTGGGTCTTGAGGGGGCCGTCGGCGGCGATCCAGGCGGCATGATTCAGCACCTGTGGGACATTCTTCCCAAGCCGTACACCGTCTTCTGTAAGGATCGCAGTCAGGGCACCCCTTGGACCACGCCCGAAGGGTGGTTGGGCGTCCACGGCGACATCTTCATAACCCGATCCGGGCGGATGTCGTTCGTGTACGAGTCCCTGACTGAAGCTGAGGCGGCAGCGATCATCGAGTTCATGTACGCCTGGGCCAGGCTTCGGCGGCAGTTAAAACGTTGAGGAGGTGCCACCTTGAAAAAGGACGAACTCGCTGCGCTGCCAAAGGGGACGAAGTTGTACTGCGTCCTGCGGCACAAGTCACGGTCTAAAATGTTCCGCATCATCGACCTCTTCCACATCGTCCTGGACGACCGCCCCGGATGCCCGCCGGACATCTATTACGTGCGGGTGTTCAAAGACGAAGAGCCGAAGTGCCCCTTCAAGTACACCGACTTTGACGCCCGCTATCAAGGCTACCGCGTCTCCGGGTGCGGCATGGACATGGGCTTTCACCTCGTGTACGAACTGAGTGGGTGGGCAACCGGCAATCCAAGCCACTTCAAACACACGTGGGTGTAAAGACCCACAAGCTCCCACACCTGAAAGGAGGTCTACGGTTGGGCAAGAAGCGGCTCGTGCATGAACTCAGCGGCAACGGTTTCCTCGACATAACCGTAGAGCGTGAGACGATAAACGACGTTCCCTGTGTCTGCCTGGACGCGCCTAACATTATGTTCGCTGGGTTCTTCCCCGAGGACCAGTTCTTCAGGAAGCTCCGGCAACTCTGGCCGGAGCAGTTCGAGAAGAAGGAGGCCCGGAAATGAACCCCTACGTGGCTTGCCGCCAGCTTATCAAGCGGCGGAACCGGCAAGCGCCCACCCCACTTCTGTTTGTGGTGGCGGCGGCGCCGGGGACGCCGGGGGCGCTGGGGGCGCGCGTAGGTACGACTGGAAGATTTCACTGAGGGGAGGTGTCACGATGTACCTGCGCATCCACGTTGCCAATACGGGTGAGAAGGTGGGTAGAGGTACAGCGCGGAAGTTTTCAGCGGCTGTGAGCAGGCTGTACTACACCTGGTATCAGGCACAGTACGGCGGCGGCAACCGCCGGCGGACGGTCGCCACCTGCCAGCGCCTGGCTTACACAAGCACGTCAGCCGTCTACCACGTCCAGATGGGCTACCGACCAGATCACAGGTCCAACACATACACGTTGGACCCGCTGATCGTAGTCCACGCGGATTACAAGCGAGGTGAACTCCGGTGAGCAACACCCTGCATTCATGGGCGGCTTTGCGTGAGTTCCTGGAGGGCGCACGCGACCCGGCCATCGGGCGCCCGATGCCGGGGTGTGAGGGCACGCGGGTGTGGTACACCAACCCGTACCCTGCCATCTCAGTTTGCTATCACGGCACGCGCGTTGTGGTGCGCGACCCGGACGGCACCTGCCGGTACAACACCGGCGGGTGGCTCACGGACACGACTATGTGCCGCATGAACGACTTCGGGCATTCCGAAGTGCGCATCGTTCGAGGGGCCAGCAAGCCGGGTGTACCGCGTTGGCTGTTTCACGCCTACGTGGGCGGCGCGGACTACCTGCTCATGGACGGCATGACGTACCATTCCGAGCGGGGGATGCAAGGCGCCGGCACCCCAGAGGAGCGCGACCACTTGGAGCGGCTGCTGGTGCAAATCCACCAGTACGCCTCGCGGTGTGCCCGCGCAACGCCGTTCGACTACTCGGACTGCGCCATCACCCGCGCCGCAACGCTTCACCCCGGCGCCCTGGCAGCTGCTGTATGTGGCAGCGTGGCGGGTGAGGAGTGCGCCATTACGCTACTCGCGGCGCAGGAACGCTTCCCGCGCCTCCCCCTGGACGAACTCGCACGGCGTTACTGCCGGCCTACACCCATCAAGTTCGACGGGTGGGAGCGCCGTCACGTCCACTTCCTGGTGGAACGTTGCCTCCGTAAGTACTTAATCAAGCAGAGGAGGGTCTAAGTATGAGCGGGCAGAAGTGGAGCAGCCTGGAAACGTACACGATCCTGATCGTGCGTCCATCACCTGACGGCGTTCTGGCCGCCGCATTGCGGTGTCGGCATCATGGCACGCCAGCGTTGACGCTCTTTGTGGACGAAGTGCGCGTAGAGGATGTTCCGGTACAGATGGTTGCCAACAAGCGTGTCGTCGTCGTCGGCGCCACCCTGACGCCGGATCTGGCCGAATCTCTGCTGCGGGCGGGGTGGGAACTCGACGTAACCGCTGATCCTGAGCAGGAGCTAGGACTCCTTACGCGGTTGCGGGCGGTGGCAAACGCGATTCGCGGGCGTTACACTATCCGCAGTGGCGACGCGTTGTGCGAACTCACGCGCGGCAGCGTGGCCGCTGTGGCATGGCGTGGTTTGGCGACGACAACGGATGCCGTCGCGCAGGACGTGGCCGATCCTGACAAGACACAGTGGGACTGGCAGGCCGTCACCGCATACCTCGCGCAACTCATCGCCTGGGTTGGCCCGCGTGCAGTCCTAACACGTCTCATCACCGCTCATGACGACGCGTCGCTTCGGGAGGAGGCTAACGCGTACCGGGAGGAGCGGGGCGATATGGTCGGCAACTACACGGCGCAGGACATCCGGGATTTGCTAGTTGCCTCACGTAACGGCTACCGCATTAGCTCCCCGGACCTGTGGGCTTTCTTCACCACCGAGGCCGATGAAGTGCGCAACGACATCGCGCAGGTGGGGGCGGAAGTCCTCCTGGACGCCCTCGACGGGTTCCTGATGAAGAAGCACGGCGCGAACTGGGAGGGTTCCGGCAAGTGAAGACAGGGCAGAGCTTGAACTACTCCGGTGAGGAGGGGTCACTGTGAAACTGGAGGACGTGATGGCCCTTGAGAGCGTCCGCATAATTGAGGTCAAGGGTAGGCCCGCGATGAAGAAAGAGGGGAGCAAGTACATCGTTTACATCACAGTCGAACTGGCTGTCGGCACGCAGGGAGTACCTGTTTACTCGGAGGGCAAAGGTGACACGTTGCAGGCGGCGTACGGCACGGCCGTGCACTGTCTACAAGACGAGCTTCGTGAACGCCTCGCCGCCTGCGTGCAAGCCGCTGTACAAGCTGCTAACACCGTGCGCGACACCGCCTTCAAGCTGAACCTGAAGTTGGATGAGGAACCGCAGCCATGATTCGCGTCATCCGTGTCACAGGCGCCTCGCTCCAGGAGCAAGGGATTAAGGTGCTGGAGTACGAAACTGACCAGCCCCTCGCGGACGCGTTGGCTGAGATCGAGGCCAGCTTTCCCGGCGACCTGGAGGCGGAGGTCAGGGAATATGGTGCCAAGGAAGGTGGTAGCAGTGAACCCAGAGGATCGGAACAGGCAGGAGGATCAAGCGATGGACGATCAGCGCGAGGGGATCCGAACGCCGATGGCGGCGCCACCCCGAAAAGAGGGCCGAATCGAGGAGATAATCGGGGAGACGCCGGCCGGGGTAAAGACCCTCACATTCCAAAACGGCGTCACGGCGCACGTTAGCGCCGAGGGAATGCGCGTCCTCTGCGAAACCGCCGAGGCGCAGGGGCTGACATCCCCTGTCGGCCTACGCATCGCGTACACCACCGACGAGCGCAGCGTGATGGTCGATTTCATGCCGATGTTGGAGGACTTTACGGTTGCGGACGCCGACCGTGCGGCTCTTCACCTGGGCGTGCAGCGCGCGGCTGGCCAGGGGCGCCTGCTCGTGCAGTATCAGGCGGGTATCAGGACCGCCCTGGATACCAAGGACGTGCCCCGCGCGTTGATCTTCATCAACGCGTACAACAAGTGTGTGCGTCGGCTGCACGCGCTGGGCCGACGTGATTAGCAAGATAGCCATCGTGGCGTGGCTCGTCTTCTGCCTTGTGTCGAGCTACGTCGCGCGCAAACGGAGGTGGTTCTGACGCCCATACGCAGTTTTACCACAAGGTGTCACGTAGTTCGGCTTTTCGGCGTCACCATCTGGCGTCGCGTCACGTGCCCAATCTGCCATAACTTGATCGGCACGGTTTGGCCGTCAGCTACGGAGGACTGCCCCGTCTGCGGCACGCACATGATTCCCGCTGGTTCGGCCCCAACCCTCGACCTGTTCGCGGTGAACAGGCACATTGACATCAAGGTGGAGGTGCCCGTCGATGTTTCAGCGCGCAGGTTACAACACCAACTGCGGAGCGCGTTGGGGACGCAGGGCATCAAGGTGTTGGACATACGCCCCAACGTGTGGGTCGCCCCACGTGCGCGAAAGGAGGTGTAAGCCATGGACGCGCTCCCCCAGAACTTCTTCGGTCACTCCACGCACGCGAAAGGAGGTGTGACGATGTTTTTTGCGCCTAACAGTTGGGAGGAGGTCGTCTTGCGTGTCTTTTTCCTGATCCTCGTGGTCGTAGGAGGCGGCTACGTCATCGACAGGTTCTGCGCGTACATTTACGATCTCATCAAGACGCGCATGACCATGGCCCTACCGTCCGTGTCGCCGCCCAAGACGCGCCGTCGGAGGACGTCGGCAGCGGCGGTCGGCAGCACTGGTGCCGAACAGCCGTCTCCGCGTCGTCGTGCGGTTCGACGTACTGAGAAGACCGTATAGGCAGAAGCTGCCAGATTCTACTGAGGGGAGGTGAATCTGAGGTGGCAACGCGAGTGCTGACTCTGACCGAAACTCAGCTGACCGCGCTGGCTGAGTTCCTTGATGTGCTTAACGGTACGCAGAACACAGGCTACGTGATCGGCGAGTTCGAGTTCCAGCCTTTGGGTGGGGAACTCTCTGTGCCTGTCACATACGGCCACGCGCGCCGGGAGTACGTCCTAAACGCGCGCGGCGACGAGCGGAGGCCGGCCCCTTGACAGAGTGTACCCCTCGTGGTATCATATAAAGGTGGGGGAGGGATAAGAGTGGCAAAGCGGCGCCGTACCGGCACAATCATACAAACTAGGCGCGACGAACGGCGGCTGAACGTGTACCGCCTTGCCCGCGCCGCAGGCATCGCCGCCAGCACACTGACGAAGATTGAGCAGCGCAAACGTCACCCCAGCTTACGCACCGCGATTAAGATCGCGCACGTGCTGCGTTGCTGCATCGACGAAATCTTCGACGGCGCCGGCTACGCGCGTCTCGACCCACTCTTGTCCCCACCCCCCACCGAACCGGCGAAGAGAGGGAGGGTTGCTTCTAATGCCGACCCTCGAAATTGAGCAGGGCGCCGCGGGCAGCCCGCACGCCCTGCTTCTGCGTACACGGTACGAGGACCGCTTCGCCGCTCGGGCGGCAGGCGGTCGCTGGTCTAAGGAGCGGGGAGCCTGGCGGTTCCCGTTAGGCGCGGACCTCCTGCGCATCGCCCAAACCGTCCCTCACGTCATTTGCACTCCATCCTGCACCGCGCATCTCCAGGCGGAGCAGGAACGATACGCGGCCCTGCGCGACATCGCGGCGCTGCCGGATGCGGATGTCGGCGAGTTCGGGCGTGACCTCGACCCTCACCAGCGCGTCGCGGTGCTCTACCTGAACACCGCCGGGCGCGCGCTCCTGGCCGACGACATGGGCTTGGGCAAGACGCCGACCTCCATTCGCGCCTGTGAACGCGTGGGCGCATCGCGCATCATCGTCGTGGCCGTGAAGAGCCTTCATTATAACTGGCTCTGGGAAATCGGCCGCTGGGGCGTCGGCACGGCGGAGATCGTGCCCACCGCCGCCGCGGTCTTGCCCGACGCGCGCTGGCTCGTCACCACTTACGAGGGCGTGGTCGCCCACCGTGACCTTCTCTGCCAGCTGCCCAGCGCCGGCCTGGCGCTCATCGTTGATGAGGCGATCAAGATCAAGAACCCCAAGGCCCTCCGCACGGAGGCCATCTGGGCCGCCGCTGACCACGCGGAGCACGTCTACCTCCTCTCCGGCGCCCCGGTGAACAATAACCTGGCTGAGCTTTGGTCGCTTCTCAGGACGGTGGATGAGCCGCACCACCTGAGCCGGTGGCAGTGGCTTGAAACATGGTTTCACCCAGACATGATTGGCGGTTGGGACGTGCGCCAGGTACATCTGCGCGACCCGGAACGATTCCAGACGTATCTGGGGGGCTTTTTCATCCGGCGGACGAAGGAACTCCTCAACCTCCCACCCAAGAGCCGCGAGTTCGTGCGGCTCCAACTGGGCGCGGAGCAGAAGCGCATTTACCGCGAACTGGCGGTGTACGGCATGGCCAAGCTCGACGCCCTGGGGTCGGACGGCGCAACACGTTGGGTAATTGCGGCCGAGGTCATTGCCTTAATCATGCGGTTGCGGCAGGTCGCCTGCACTCCCGTCCTGATAGGTGGCGCCGATGTCTGGGCCGCCAAGACTGAGGTATTCAGCGACATCGTAGAGGACTACCACGCTGACCACAAGGTGGTAGCATTCACGACCTTCCGCAAGTACGCCGAGATCCTACATAACCGTGCTGAGCGGAAAGGTGCCGCCCCAGCCCTTATCACCGGGGAGATGTCGGACAAGCGCCGCTGGGATGAAGTGCGGCGGTTCTCCGACGACCCGGCTTGCCGCGTGTTGGTCGGGACGTTCGGCGCCGCCGGCATGGGCTTGAACCTGCAAGCCGCTGACATCTGCGTCATCGCCGACCACGATTGGGTGCCCAACGTGAACGTGCAGGCTGAGGATAGGCTGCATCGGCGCGGCCAGGACAAGCCAGTGCACGTCATTGTTTTGCAGGCCGCGAATACGGTGGATGATTATATCGAGGAGGTGCTGGCACGGAAAGAAGACCAGATTAGTGAGGGGCTGATGGTTGAAACAGCCCTGCGCGGGCTGCGCAGGGACTTCCAGGAGGTGAGCGAAGTTGGGTAGAAAGAAAGTACTCACAGCACATCCAGCGCGCGCAAACGGCCACAGCTGGCGGCGTACAGCACCGCTACCGTTCCCGGTGACGGCTGAGGGTTTGCCTGAGCTTCACGCAAGCGCGTTGGAGACGTACCTAATTTGTCCGCGGCGGTACTTCCTTCAGCACGTCTGCGGCCTGGTTCCTAAACAGGTCGAGCAGAAGCTGTTTGTGGGCGGACTAGTCCACGCCGGCGTCGCGGCGTTCAACACGCCCGACGCACCGGTGGATGCCGTCCGCATTGCCATGAACGCGTACATCGACGAGAATCTGTCGCCCGAGCGGCAGAAGGAACGCGCTGACGACATCGGACTGGCACACAAGCTCCTCGATGCCTACGCAATCTGGGCGCCGTCACTACCGTTCCGCGTCGTGGCCGCTGAGCGACCCTTCACCCTGCGGCTGCGCAACCCCGACACCGGCTACCGCGCCGGGGCCGTCGTCGCGGGCACGCTGGATGCCCAAATCGTGCCGTTCGAGGGCAAGCAGTTGCCGACGACGGTTGACGTGCGCTGGCCCTTGGAGTACAAGACCGTACGTAACGCGATGGACCCCCTTGTACTGCACATGGTGCTACAATTCGGGGTCTACGCCTGGGCCAGCCGCGAGATGTTCCCCAAGATGCCGGTCGCCGGCCTGGTCCTGGTCCAAATCCGTAAAGTGGACCCAGCCAGGGCGAAGAAGGATGTGATCGTGTACAACACGATCACGTTCAACGATACTGGCCTGGCATCGGTGCAGCGACTGCTTTACGCTCTGTACCGACGTATCCTCGCCGAACGTGACTGGCTGCCGCGGCCGGTCATTCAGGTCTGCTCGTGGCGCTGCCGCGGCCCGTACATCGACCTCTGCGAAGCCCTGAGCCGGGGCACGCAGAACGATGTCGATTACATCGTCGAGAACGCGTTCGCTGCCGTCACGCCCGCCGCTGAGGAGCCGGGCAGCCGGTGGGAAGAGGACGCGTAGACACAAAGGAGGTTCTCCCGCATGATCACGATCAGGCGTGTGGCTGTCTCAGGCCCAGGGCCGGCAACCATCACACCGCCGACGTTGCCGCCGGCACTCGTCAAGCCAGTTCCGCAGGTCGTTGCGGCCGTCCTCCGACGTGGAGGCGCCGCACCTGCCGCACCGGGCACGCGCCCGGTGGCGCCCACACCCGCGGCAGAAGTAGAAGTGACGAAACCCAAGCGTGGCCGTCCCTCCAAGGCGGCGGCAGCGGAGAGTGTGGCCGTTGCGACCCCTACTACCGTCACTCCCGGCATACCGCTGCTCAACTTCACCGGCAGCGTGCGCGGCAGGCTGGTGCCCACCCCCGCCGCCGCAGCGGCTGCAGCTATAGTCGTACACCCCGCAGCCGACGCCTTGCTGGCGGGGCTGGAAATGGTGGCGGAGATGGCGGAGGCGGCGGCACCGCCAGTCACCGACCAGGTAGATACCGCCGTAGCACCGATCAAGAAACGGCGTGGGCGGGCGGCCGCAATACCCGTACTGGGCGAGGCGGCAGCTAAAGCGGCTTCGCCTGTTGCCGCGCCGTCGCCTGTACGGCTGGTTGCCGCCGCCCCGGCCAAAGGCCGGATTTCATACTGTGGGGATAGCCCCCAGTATATGAAAATCCTGCTGTACGGGCAACCGGGTGTGGGCAAGACACACCAATGCTGCCTATGCCCGACGCCTCTCCTGTTCGTGCCGGAGGAGCACATCTCCGACGCGACTATCCGCCCGGTTCAAAGTCAGCTAGGCGTTCAGATCCCTAAATGGCCGCTTGACCCTGCCGGGTCAATCGTCGAGCAGCTGCGCGAACTGGTTGAGTACCTGCAGTTCGAGAAGCATCCGTACCAAACTCTCTGCATCGATGGCGGCACGGCACTTCAGGATGAGATCCTGCGCCGGGTCGTTGCCGTAGGGGTTGCCGAAGGGGCTGGCCCTAACCGACGTGCAATGCGCGATCCTGTGCGGCCGGAGCAGGGTGACTGGTACGAGATGCAGCTGATAGTTCGTGAGTTCGTGTCAGCCCTGCGCGATCTCCCTATGCACGTCGTCTTCGTGTGCTGGGAGTTCTGCGACGAGGGGTCGATCAAGACCAAACCCCTTGGCGCGCAGAAGGGCTTCGCGGACAAGGTACCAGGTTACTTCAACGCCATCGCGCACCTGAGCAGCGCGGTGAGTTCTCCGGTTGAGGGAGGTGCGCTGGTACATCACCACATTCTCCACATTTCGCCAACCGTTGACCTTATGGGCAAGAACCCCGGCTTCCCGCCGGTGGTCGCGCTGGCGCATGGGGTTGGCGGGCCGAACCTAGGTACGATTATCGAATCCTACGCACGAGGTGATCTCTACGATGCCTGAGCAGCGGTCAGGGGCGGGAAGCAGTACTGTCCTGCAATTCGGTAACGACCTTACACCGCTCAAGCAGCCAGCCTTGATTCCTGACGGCAACTACCTGCTACGCGTCTCCGTGGCCGACGACGCGATGCGTGATGGGACGGGCAAAGATGGCAACCCGTACATTGTCGTCGGCGTCAAGCTGACGGTCGAGGGCCACGAGACGCTGGCTGGCCATGCGTTCATCGAATCGTTCTTCGTCCGCGGCAACGACGCGTACAAGCTCGGGAGCCTGGGCCGCGCCGTCCTTGGACCTGACCGCTTTGAGGAGAAGCTCAGGGAGCATAGCGGCGATTTCGACGTGAAGTGGCTCGACGGCGGGTTGATTTACGGTGTCGTCGGCCGGCGGTACGACAAGACCAACGCCATCGACCGCAACGCTCTGTTGAAGGCTATGCCGCCCGCTACAAGCCCTGGTGGAGTAGTCGGTACGGCCTTGGACCAGGTTGTCGCTTCCCCACGCACTCGTGGGGCCGGCGTCCGCCGGGTGCCGTAGATCGGAGAGCCGACCACGTTCCGAGGGAGGTGAATGTATGGACGCACAAAACGTGATCCTGGGGCAAATCGTCATCGCGCGGATCGAGAACGGCTTTTTGGTAACGTGTGACCCTTCCAACTCCCGTCCGGCGCGGCACTACTCATGTGCCTACCCGTCTGACGTGCACGCAGCTGTTGACGCGCATCTGAGCAGGTTGGTGTCAACCGCCGACTCGGTTGCGATGCAGAGCACAGCTACCAGCAGCCGCGACACCTGTGAGCCGCCTCAAGAGGCGTAGACCACAGACACAGCAGCGCAGGTCGAGGCAGTACGGGCACGCGGCGGCGCGGGCCGCGTGCCCTGGACGAAAAGGGGGACAAGCATATGAGTGGCTACAAGGCTTACCGTCTCAGTTCTGCGGAGAACGGGTTTATCATCGACGCCTGCGACGACGCCATCCAGTGGGTGTTCACGTCCCGCTATGACACCCTCGTGTTCCTGGCTGAGTGCATGTTGAAAATGCAGCCCGAGGGCCAGTCTGTTGCAGTCGAGATACGCAAAATCGCCTACGACGGGGACGCTCCGGCAGCGAAGTAGCGAGAACGCCGGCGTGGCGGAACGGTAGACGCGGCGCTCTTCTAAAGCAATGCCGCTGCTTTCCACAGCAGCATCCGGGTTCAACTCCCGGCGCCGGCACCAGTTTGGCAGGCGGAGCACGCGCGGCAGCGCGGGTGGGGTAGGTACGGGGCGTCACTTGCGGGGCGGTGCTTTAGGCCGCTGGGGCCTGTCGGCCCACTAAGCGGGGCGCCACGTGGAGCAACAAGGGGTGCTGGGTTGGAATCCGGCCTCCGCCTGTTACAGTTGGAGGTGAGAAAATGGGGGACATCGTAGAAGCCAGTGAGGTTGAAGACGTGGCGGAAGGAGACGGGATCGAGCTAAAGCCAGGCGAGGCGGAAGAAGTAGCGCGGGCAGTTGAGAATAAGCTGGAAGACACAATCCGCCGTGAGATCCGCAAGCACCTCGAAGATCGTCACGGTTAACTAGGTTTTAGTGGGTGAGGCAGCGCGGTACACGACGTGCCTGAAGACTGCTAGGTCGAGGGGTAAGGCGCAGGATGTTCTTTGTCCGAGTGCGGGCCGTGGGTCTATAGCCCTAGCCCGCCGCGACCTCGAAGCCGGGCGCGACCCGGCCCTCGCCCGCTGGTTGATGCGCTGTGGTCCGCCCCGAGGGGGCGGCGGGGCGGGCCTCCGTTCGTACCGCTCGTCGCCAGCTTGTCCTGGCCGGGCGCACTGCACCCCGCGAGGAGAGGTTAGCACAGAGCACTGAGATTTACGGCGACGTAGCGTGGCGGTTTTCCACGCCAGGAGAGCGTAGTGGGGTAGGCCACCCGTAAACGGCTCTTCTGTTCGCTTCTTCCGAGAGGAAGGGCGCGCGCATCCTGTAGCTACAGAGATGCGCGGTCGGTTCAACTCCGGCCGTCGCCCTCAACTTGTTTGCACGATCACAGGAGGAGGTGAAGAATGTGAAACCCAGTGAAACTATCTTCGACGGCGCGCGGCATCTAATCCCGATGGCGCGAGTGATGTTCGTCGAGAAGAACGGCCCTGAGATTTGCGTCGTGCTCCAGGGCGCCCAGCACCCAACGGACGCCCAGGGCCAGATCATCAACGGCATGGGCCGGGCTGACTGTCCGTACCTCTCAGGCGAAGAGGCGAAGTCCTTTCTGTCTGCGTGGTGCTACTACAGGGCCGAAGTTGATGGGATGCTTCAGGGCGCGGAGTTGGATCAGGAGTTGGAACAGGAGGTAAGCAAGGCGTGAAACCTAGTTCATGCACGTACCCGTCCGAGTGCTGCGCACTAAAAGCGCGGGACCGGCAACTGCACTGGCAGCGCATGATGCTGTTAGTTGCGGTCAAACAACTGGGCGGGAAGTTCGAGGCGACAACGGAGGACATGGTGACAGCACAGGACTTCCTGATCACTCGAACGACGCGGCAAACGCTGGATACCACCGTTTACGGGCTTGAGATCGAGGGAACCCGGCGCGACCAGGAAGGGCCGGCGCCTAAGTCGGGGCAGCAGGCCGTGATCACGCCGGCCATGCGGTTCGCCTCGGAATGTGATTCCGACTAAGTGTTGGACTGGGGCGGGCCTCGTGGGGAGGGGGTGGCCGGACGTTGTACGCGCCGGTGTTCGAGCGGTACACCCGCGTTACAAGCGGGCGGAACTACGCCGGAGAGCGGGCAGCCATCTGCCCGTTCCACGGCGATAATAAACCATCGCTCTCGTTCAATGATGATACCGGCCTCTGGAAATGTTTCGCCTGCGGTAAAAGCGGCAGCGCCGTTACGTTCGTCCAAGCAGTTGAGCAATGCGCCCACGACCACGCCGATGCCATCGTCAACGACCTGCTGAACGTGAGTTTGCCTATACCTACGAAGATCGCCGCCTGGCACGCTGCACTCGTAACTACTCCTGACGTCCTGCACTACCTTGAAAGCCGCGGAATCGGCGACGTGGAGATATTGAAGCACTACAACGTTGGGTTTGACGGTGAACGTGTGACGATCCCCATCCACGACGAGGAAGGGAACCTGGTCAACGTCCGCCGCATGGCCGCACAGCGCGCGGCGAAGAATAAGGTCATCAACACGCCGGGTCACGGCCAGATGCGGCTCTGGCCCTTGGAAAGTCTTGTGGGTGAAGGCCCGATTATCGTCTGTGAAGGTGAAAGCGACTGCCTCAGTATCCTGCACCAGGATGTGCGTGCCGTGACCTCCACTGGTGGGGCCGGCGGCTGGCGCCAGGAGTGGGGCGCGCTCTTCCGCGGCCAGGATGTCGTGATCGCTTTCGACGGTGACGACCCCGGCCGCCGCGGCGCTGAGAAGGTCTGCGCGTCGTTGGCGGACCACGCCGCATCGGTCACGGTATTGGAAATGCCCGACGCTACGGACGTCAACGACCTGCACTGTGCCGGCCACCGGCTGGACAACCTGATCATAGCGGCGACACCGGCGGCGGCGGGTGAGCAGCGCGACGAAGTGCTGGACCTAATGAAGGACATTCCGACACTGGGCGACCTCCCGAAAGAGGCGATGATCACAGAGCAGATCGCGTGGACGAAACGGCTGGCCGCCGCGTTGGCGAAGCTCCCCGAAACGCGCCGCGCGTACTACATCGCGGAAGCTGCCAGGATGCTCAGCGTGTCTACCAAGGTTATCAGGGATGAGATCAGGGCCGTCGAGCTTCAAGTTCTCATCCCCACCATCCCGGAGCCGCTGGCCGAGCCGCGCCAGCCTGACCTGTGCCTCGCGCAGGATTGGACGCGCGGGCGGTTTCACATCGGCGTCTGGCTGCCGACGCAACGTGGCGTCTACACGTTCCGGCTTATCACCAGCGACCACCGGATGGTCGAAGCGCCGGAGGGCATCGGCGCGCCTGGCGACGCCGCGCGGTGGAGCGTCGATAGCG